TGCGTCTAAATTAATTGCCATTTTTTTCCTTTTTTAATTATTAATGGTTATTTATTATTTGTTAATATAAGAAACTTATTTCACTCTACCAAAGGTTTTATAAAAAAAGTTTCAAAAAAGTTTATTTGTTAATTGTTAATTAAGCTATTGTCCACTGAGTAACACCTTCTACAATGTTAACGGCGGAAACTCTCCATGGAACTTGTATATTTTTTAAATATTCATTTGCTTGTTCTACCGTCGTACTAGTTAAAAAATCTGTTATAATTGTTTCTGGATATCCAAACCATAGATCCCAATTTTTTTGTACTTGATTTTCTGTGATTATTTGACCACTTTTAAATAATGAATAATTTGCTGAAAATACTTGCATAACTTTCTTTTTTTAAATATAATGAATATTTTTCAATTATCCTAATCGTTTACTTTGATGTTTCTACAAATTCAACATCATCATACTTAACCTCTACACTTTCACCGTCATCTGTAAGACCAAAAAAGGATTCTGAGTCATTTGGATCAAATCCAGTAAGTTCTAATGAGACAAAAAATCCACTTTCAACTATTTTTTCTCCTCCAACAAAAGCTAAGGCACTATCATCTTTACGAGCAATGTCTGATAAGGTTTTATAATCGAATGGTCCATCAACTCGGCCTTCATTAATTAGGCTCACATCATTAGACATTGGCCGGCCTTTAAATAGTCTTGCATACTGTTCTTTTAATAAATTTTTTTTCATTATCTGTATTGCCCTGTTTTAATTGCCTTTATCTGTTGCATCATACCAGCTTTATCATCTCCTAAATCGTAAAGGAATTCTTTGACTTCATCGTTATATGCAGCGAATGGTCGTTCAGCTTCTGAATCTATGTTCATGCGTATAAAGTTGCCATACTCTTGTTTGTCCATATCCATTACCATGTCTTCTAATTGCACACTCATGGCAAATAACGGATCTGCTGAAAGCGGATTATTTTCTTTTAATAGCGATTTTAATCGTATCATAATTGTTCCAATTTAATATAAATATGCGTTATAAATCAATTCTTTTGTATAAATTTAAATGTATATGCCGCACATCATTACCATCATTTAACATTAATGAATTTTCATACACTGGCCAATTAATGATAAACTTTTTATCTAATATACCATTATTAGATTTTTTAATAATTGCATTCAAAGCATTTACTGTATACAATGTGTTAGTTTCTTTTTTTCTATGTATCATTATGGTATTTGGCGTTTTACCATAATCATCTGGTTCTACGTTATAAGTCACATATAAGTCTGCTCTATTATCTGCATCTTCAAACACAAACAATCTCTTTTCCGAGATAATATATGATTTTGCAACATAATCTGCTACTAGCTCCAAATCTCTTTTATGTGCAAATGTGCATAATAATTGCGTTTTCAAATTTATTCCTACATTGCTTTTAATTGTACACTAGTCATTGAATCTTGACTAGTTGCTTTTGGTTTAGTATTAGGCGCACCAATATTAAATTTATCTTTAAATATATCTGCCAACTCTTCAATTGAATTATCTTTTGACATTATAAAATAATCTTTATTGTAATTTAAAACCATAAACGCATTCCATGGTTCTGAATCAGCGTAATATTTAAATTCTATTGCAGCAAATCTTGGAAGTAGTTCTGCAATATCTAATGAACCATCTGATTTAACGCTTGGTACAAATATTTCAGTTTCTAAATTACCTTGATAATTTTTATATAATTTACGTACTGATCTACCATAAATATCAGCTATTTCATTGGTACGTAATTTTCCTTTTTTAACCAAATCTTTAAAATAAATATCAGCCAATGAATCTTTACCAGATTTAAAATATAATTGTATTCTATTATCTGATGCCACATCTGGGAAATCTTCTGGCAGTTCTTCTCCGTATGCAGCTTCTATAGCTTCAAATACTGTTAAAGCTACATCATATCCAGAGCCATATCCAGATTGACCTCGCATCCTAAATCCAGAAGATTTTGTTTGAGTAGCTTTTAATTCTATTTCTATTCCATCTGCGCCTACATCGCCTTTACTAGGAACGTGGCCACCTTTAAGTATAATACGTAACATATTTTCGCCGGCACCGACATTTACACCGCCAATTGCTGGTCTATAGTTATAAAGCCATTCAGAATATTCTTTTGAAAATCCAATTTTATCAATTGCAGCTTGTAAATTACCTTCTAATCCTAGAGCATCAAAATCAATACCAGATACATCGCCTGTAACTAAATCTTGTAATTGTTTATAACTATCCATTTCAACCGCTTTATCAAACATTGCTTTTGCAGATGGTGAATCAAAATTACGTGATTCTAAACTTTTTATTGCACTTGTTTCTGATGTCGAACTGTCAATTAATCTAGAAAGATATGCTATAAGTTTATCTGGTAATGGTGTTTCTTTTATAACTGCTATAAGATCATCTTTTGTATATCCTTCCATTAGCAATTCATCAGTTGTTTGAATTGTTTCTATAATCGATTCATTTGCCTCATCGTCAATGTCAACAGGTTTAGCATCATGAAATGCTTGATCTAATTGATCTACTTCTTTTACAAATATAGAACCATTCAATCCATTCTCTGTCAGAACTTCATGTAACACGTCCATTTCTTTTTTTGAATAAGGTGGATTAGCATATCCATTAGGAAGACGGAAAAACCATTCGCGAATTATGTCTTGTTGATTCATAAACACTTTCTTTTAAATAAATATTAAACAATTTTAGAAGTCATGTCTGACATGGCATGGTAATTTACACCAGCTTTAATTTTAACCGGGAATTTACCAGCTTTGCTCATTACGGTACGTAACTTTATTAATAAATCTTTACCATCTGATACGTCATAGTCAAATAATAACGAATCATAAGTATATAAAATTAATTTTGTGTTATATTCTGTCAATAATTCATTCACATCATTAATCACTGATAAATTATATTCTGTTTCAGATGCTTGAAGCATATAGTTAAATAATTTATTAGGATTCATTTCATGTAAATGCTTTTTATATAGAGGTCGTTTCATTAACGGAGTTTTAATATAACCTTTCGTTTTAAATATTTTCCATAAGAACTCTATAAACTGCTTTGTTTTTCCGAAAAACGGTACTTTTGCAAAGTCTTTGTCAATACCTCCATATAATAATCGAAATGTAATTTTTTTAGAGTCTTCATATTCTTGTTCTGATATATCTTCCTTACCAAAATATTGTCGTGCAAAATATTCATGAATAGAACCATCTGGTAAATTATATCCTATGATATCAGCAATAAGTCTAGGGTGATATGCATCAAAGTCCATTTCAATCAACATACCACGTTCCCATCGGCTTACAAATGATTCGCGGCAGCCATCATCTTTATTCAATGCAGCATAATTTACTCCACCAAATTTATTGGATGGTCTACCAGTAGTGGTCCATATATTATATTCTGATTGCGCTTTATTATATTTTATACCATTTGCTTTAAAATGATTCACAAATTTTCCATAATCTACTTGTAATCCAGATCTTTCAATTGATGCAAAATTATCTGTTACTACCTGTTCATATTCTTCAAAATCTTTTGTCTTTTCAAATGTATTATATGATTTCATAAACTCTTCACGCATTGCAATGCACCGTTCTATATGACATGTCATTGGTAACCAATCATATGTATTAGTTTCATTATGCCACCACCGGTTCCAAACATCATGAGCAACCGTATTTGTTTCATTTAATGGTAACATTCGATGAGTTTGCCACCATTCTACCATATCAGCGTCATAACACTTTATACCGGTAAAATTAACAAACCGTTTTTTAGCTAAAACATAGATATCATGGAGACTAGTAAGGTCTTGTAAACGTTCGATATTGAGGTTTAAACAATCTGTATGATGGAAAGGAACGATATAATCAACATCATTTACAATTGAATAAATGTATATAAAACATATACGAGTATTTGTATAATGCTGAAAAGGATCTGAATATATTGGTATCCAGAATGATGCCCCGGCTTTAAGCGATATTAATACTTGTTGTAACTCTATTTCGTCTTCAATTATTTGCATGTATAGCAATATAAGAAAAATATTTCATATTACCAAATAGAATTACTTATAAAATTCTAACAGATCTGTTAAATATTCAAATACCTGCGTATTTGATAACGCCGTTATAGCTCGTTGATTTGCATTACGCACTTCTTCTACCGGACCGGTTATGGTCCATATTATAGATATTTTTTGATATAATCCACCATCTATACCACGATTATTTTCATTGTTAACATTATCAAATGATTCTTTATTTATTTCAATTATTTGATCCAAATTATTCTTTTGTTGAACAAAATATCTAGTAAAATTAGCTAATTTATAATCTGCATCTGATAATATAGGAAAATAATATTCAGGTTGCGTATAATTATTAAATCGTGTGCCAGTTAACTGATAATATACAGATGTATTCTCCGATGTTGATATATCTAAATATTGTGTTAATTCTATACTACGTTCATTTGGACTGGACTCGGAGTATATAGAGCCATTAGGAAATCGATGATATAATCCAATATATTCTCGAGCAGTTAACAATCCCATCAACTCTTTACCAGAAGTATATAATCCCTTTTCAATTTTTTCTGTAGGTGTATAAATAGGTAATGCCATTAATCATCCTTTACTATTCGTGATACAGCTGTTAGATCAGTTTGCCAATCATTTTCTTTAATTGTATGTGTATATTTTGTCACTGTAAATACAACACGTGCGCCTCGAGGTAATCTATACCGTTCTGGCAAATAATCTGAGGTTATAGTGTCACCAAAATGAAATCCTTCAATTCCATCTAATGCAATTTCTACTGATAATGGATATGGAACTGGTTCTATAAATTTATTTCGTTCAGCTAAACCATCTGGTTCTAATGTTTCTACTAATTGTTTAATTACGCCTTTTGCTGCGGTTGTTGCATCTGCTGAAAAGGATGTATCGTTAATTTTACTACGAGCGTCAGTTGATGCTGCTCTAACACGTGGTAAATCTTTGGTATATTGGTCAATTGCTGCATTTAAAGCCGCTTCATTTTCTGCAATAATATTTGTAGCTGTACGCGTTACATTAGGCGCACCACCAAATGCTTCGGCTTGAATATCTTTTGGTACTTGTGCAGATAATTTTAAATCTCGTACTCCGTTAACTCCCCTTGCCGGTGATAATACTAATGGCTCTACTGTATCTTTAACGGGTGATTTTTTATTAACAATCCAAATAGTCCCATCTGTATCGGATTCGTTTATTTCTAAAGATAAATTCCAATCACCTCCAGAATTATCACGTATTTTGGCAAATATTTTTCCAAAAAAGTCAATTAAATTTATCGACGAATCTGCTTTTTGTGCTTCTTCAGTAGTACTATCTTGAGCTAAAGGTTTATCACCAAATGCAGTCTGTATAGTACGTAACATGTCACGTGATAGTAATATTCCTGCAGGTGTTCCGGTTATCATATTTCCTTCACTGGCAATACGATCGATACGAAAATCATTATATACATCACTATTGTTTGCATGAAATTTATCACAATTAATTACACCAGTAGTTTGTTGTTCAGTACTTTTTGCTACAGTCATAGATCTTTTCATTAACTGTCTTTCTTTAAAACTTATACTTGGGCTTTCATCAATAATCGCATTTACTGTTTCTGTTCTTTTTTTCATATCAGATGATGGTGGATATGCATTTTCAGGTGTTCCGTTTGCATATGGAAATAACATTTCGAATGGAGATGGGCTCCATATACGACCAGCCGGGAACATTATATCTATTGCAGAATATCCATCATCAAATTTTATGTTATAATTGTTTTCATTATTTGTTAAAATGAACTCATTTACAATATCAACTATCGACTGTAATGTTACATATATAATTCTATCAGATGACAGCCATCCTGTTTTTAATTTTGTAGGTGGATCATATTCATTTGGCGCAGTTAAAACTGCATAATGACCGTTAGTAGTTAATTTACCACATTCGCCATCATCTGGAGTAAATCTTTTTGAATCTAATCTTTGCAATTGAGATTGTACTTGATAATCGATATAATCAAATAAATTTTGCACATCCTGTGTTTCATTTGTATGCTCGTAATCGGTTACAAATGTTAATCCAGCCGGAAATGATTGTATACCATTAATTTCTAATCTATCAAATTCGGCTCCAGTACCTTTAGTAACTCCTTTCAATGAACATTCAAAATAATTTTCTTTAGTTATTTTAAACGAATAATCGTATACACGAAATTCATATGAACCACCTTCAGATGGTTTACTTGGCCCCACATACCCATATTTTACAGTAATTTCAGATCCAGGTATTAATAATGATTTTTCAGCAGCACTGAATGATTTTTCGTCAAAACATGTAAATGATAATTCTACTCGTCGTAATGAAGCAGCCTCTCCTTCTAAAGAAATTTTAACATCTTTAAGTACGGGCGCAGCTCGACCAGTACCTAACGGATTATATGTACTATCCATGGTCCAGGTTGGATATGGTAATTGAAAATCTTTACCTGTAACTGTTACAAATGCATTGCTACGTATACGATTAGACGTTTCAATATCTTCTTGTCTTACTTTGCTTTCTCTATAGTAAAAATTTCCAGCCATTATTTGTTTTCCTCAACCTCTCGCAAGCGGTCAAGCAAATCAGTAATTGGAAAAGGTATTCGTATTTGTAACCCAGCGGGTACCATCATTGTACCTTTACCTATATTATTTGCATGTGCTAATACCCACCAATACCTTGGGTCTTTGTAAAATTCGTTTGCCAACAAGTCTAAACGATCTCCTTCGCGAGATATAATATAAAGATCACTTTGTTGTTTTGGAAATTGCGGATATCGAGTGATATTATATTTATCGCGATCTGTTTTTGTGTATTGATATCTATCCATTTGTTATAGACCCTTCTCTATCATTATCTACAGTTCCTTCAACTAAGTCTGGAATATCATATACTGGGCTGGTAGTTTGTGGTCTATCTCCTAGGACTACACATGACATGGCAACACTTGTATACATTGGATGTTGTCGATTTTCATCAATCTCCCATGGTGTTTCATTATCCCAATCATATCCTAGATCTTGTATAATCATTGGCCGTTCATCGAATAACTTTCCTATAGTAACATTTACCGTATTACCAAAAAATCCTTGTGAGCCATATGTTGGATGAGTTAATAAAGCTAATTTTCGTAATTTTTTCCATATCTCTAGACCATCATTTTTATTTTCGATTACTACCATAAAATCAAATGATATGTTACGTTCAAATCCTGAATATTGATATCTTAAATCGGCTCTGCCTTGGTCTGCTGCTGAATTCCAACTTGGTGCAAAATTATCAGATAACATACCTAAATATGCTTTAAATTTTATATCAATTTCTCTAAAAGAATTACTAAATTGAAAATCTATTAATGAATAATTTTCAGGGTTGGATATATCTTCTGTTAATCTCGTTTTATCAATTGTATCTATCAATTGTAACGTGCTATTAAAATTACTTTTACGAGATGTTACTGCGTCATAATGCGTATTATTACCTGTTTTTCCGTCTCGTATCTCTCGGAAATCTATAATTGTAGTACTATGGTTACGTCTTGGAATCTGTCCATAAGACACAGCTTTATATTTACCTAATAATGATACTTCTTTCTTTGTCTTTTCAAATCCAGATATTTCAGGTGCAGTATTTCCTAATAAACCCGGGTCTGATTGTAATTTAATTTCAAACTGATCTTGTAAATTTGCTTTGGTTGTATCTTCATATCTACGTATTGTGGTGGCTCCTATACCACCAACCGATTTTGGTCCCGTAAGTCCAGATAATGTTTGAATGGCCTTACCAGGGAAATTATTAATTAAATTAGACTTAATTTGTATTTGCTCTAATGTAGCATTTTGCGGTAAAACCGAGTTGCCTATTATTAATTCGTTTGTTAATCGAATTAATCGATTATTATCTATTTGTGAATGTAATGGTGATGATTTTCGTGCTTTATGAATTCCTTCATATGTCGAGCCAGGTGCTCGTACCACCGGTGGCATAAGACGATCAGTTCGTAAACCTAATGGAGCTCCTATTGTATTTGTGATAGGCGATATTGGATCATATATTTTAGTTAAACCTATACCAGCTCTACCTGCAATATTTTCTGTGTTAGGATTCATTAATTGTTGAGCAAATTGCTTGGCAGTAAATATAAGACCTTTTGGTGATAATAAGAATTTGGTTACTCGTGCAGTATCTCGAATAATTGCACGCGGAGAAGGTCGTCCAATAATTTTATCAATTTTTTGTGGAGTATCTTTGCGAGATAGATCGGATGTTAATTCAATTAATGCCATTATCGTCTCCTATATGAATCTGATGTTCGTATTGTTTTAGCAACTAATTGACCGTCCATTTCTATAACAGTACCCATTGATATTAATTCTCGCAACAATGCATTTGTTTGAGCAATTGCTGCCGCCACATTTCCTCCGCCACCACTAGAACCATGGCTTGGACTCATAGAAACGCCATCATTTCGAGTACCTTGGAATAATCCGCCTTCTCTTGGAGACATTACAACTGGACCACCATTAGGATCAATTGACAGGTCACCTACTTTTGACGCGTTTTTTATCATACCTACTCCGGTTGCAACTGCAGCTGCTGCTAAACCAAAACCAAGTATTGGAACTTTACCGAATGTGTTAAATGCATTTTCAGCCATAGAAGCAATAGCTGTGCCGATTTTCTTTCGATATATTACACCCATTGTAATTGCTATACCAGTTAACAATGGTGCCATTACAGTAAATCCATCTACCATATATCCAACAACATTGGCTATACCTGTAAATATTTGTAATAACACTTTTCCAATTGGCATCAATGCATTAGATAAATCATCAGCTGCTGCTGAAAAATCTTTTGCAATTTGTCCGGTAAGTTCTTGTTGTGCTACTAATGTCTGCAATTGTTGTGGTGACATGTTTGTTATTTCTGCTGTTGTTAATCCTAAATCTTTAGCAGCTTTTACTCTGGCTTCGTCACTTGTACCTAATTTTTCTTGAATTGCCATTGATTTGGTTAACTCACTTACAGTCATTCCAGTTGCTTTAGCTAATTGACGTTGAGCCAATGGCCGCATAGCTTCAAATTCTGCTAAAGAACCTACATTGGATAAAACTTCTTGAGTTGCTTCTGCAATTTTACCATCTAATGCCAATTGCCGTGCTAAATCAAAGTTTACCATTTTACCAGTCATTGCCTGGAATTCAAATTGAGCTGATATAGAATCTTCAAAATTTAACAAGCCATCAGCCACTTTGGCCATAGTAGATAATTCTACTCCTAATTTAGCAGCTTGAACGGCTGCTTCACGTAATGCTTTAACATTACCTCCAAAGTATTTGGAAACTTCTTTAGCATTAGCTGCTATATCCTCAGTTACTTTACCAACTGATACTCCGGCTTTTAATGCATCAGCTGATACGGCTTGCAATGCTAATGATGCATCCTCACCTCCCATACCCATACGCATGAATTCATTAGTAACTGCGGCTGCCTTCTCTGCTCCTATACCAAATGCCTTTCCTGTTTCTGCTATATTTCCAGCAATTGCTCCACTCAACATGTTGGCATTACCAAATTCTTTAACCGTAGCTTTTTGTACTTCTAATATATCAGTGGATGTTGCTAAATTTAATTCACTTGAACGAGCTACAGATTTTGCTTCTTTTACCAATGCTTTGGATTGTGATAATGTGAGGCCGGTAGCTTCAGCTATGCCTTTTGCTTTCTTTTCAAAGTTTACAAATACAGCAACTAGACCAGCTACTAATGCAGCTATAATCGTAAATGGGTTTATAAGTCCTTTAGCCGCTCCACCAAAAGCTTTTAATCCATCTGCGAAAGTCGCACCTTCTTGCATCATAGCAGCGCCGGCTGCGTTGAAAGAAGCAGTTAATCCATCTGTCAACTCATCAAATCCTAACAATTTGTTTAATGCTGCACCACCTGGTAAAGCTCCAATAAACGATTTTGCTCCTTCTACTAATCCGGCCATCTGATCATTAACATTACCTACCGTTTTTCGAATGTTCTGCATTGTTTTGTTTTGTTGTTTTAACCTTTCAAGTACTTTCTGATTAAGTTTGAACGCATTCATTTCTGCATCATATTGCTGCTTTGATATTTTATATTTTTTTTCTCTTAATTGAGACATTTCTCTTGCAAGATCGCGTTCAGTCTGTGCAATTTCTAAACGTTGATCAGCTGCTTGTAAAATTTTAGCTTCATCTCTTAAGAGTTGTTGTTGAAGATCGGCAGTTTCGCCCATGGCATCACGATATAATGTAGCTTGTGCTGCTGCGCGCTCTAAATTAGAGGCCTGCTGTTTAGCGTAATCTGCGGATTTTTTGTCTGCCATAATATATTACATTCTGTTAATCATTGCTTCTAAACGAGGATCGATTGATCCATGCTTTTTTTTGTATGTCTTTAAATCATTTTTGAGTTCTTTAGCTATTTTATTCATGCTATCAGTGGATGCAATAAACTCTGGATCGTTTTCTAACTTCTTTAATGCCTTTCGTACCATTGGCCTTAAGAACCATTTTAATAATTTTAATGATAATCCTTCATCAATGCGATTAATTTCATTGAGAGCCTTTTTTTCAAATTTACTTGTAGCCATACAGTATTATCCTTTTAAATAAATATTAACGACGGTTGATTTTAGGGGCCATGGCACGAGATTTAGATTTCATCTCTTTTATAGATTTTTCTCGTGATTTGTTCTGATCTTCAAATAATTTGTTAAGACGGCGCATATAATATAACCTCATATATATAGGCATATTGCGCACTTCAGTATAAGAAAATGCTCCTTGACTATGATAAGTTAAATCAAATATTTGATCTGCAACATTTAATCTATATTTACGCGTCAGGCCAAAAAAAGTCGAGTCCGATGGCAATTGGACTGCGAAAGGTATCACCGGACTCTCCATCCGGTACTTCAACTGATAAATCAATTTCTGGAGTAATAGTTTTAAGATATTTTCTTATTGCACGAGAATCAATAGCTAATAGTTCTGTATCAATGAATTTGCGAACTTTTACAAGGTCTTTATCTCCATCAACCCCTATAATAACATGTTTCAATGTCGTTGTTAATGTGGCATTACGCTTTAATTTCATTAAATTTTTAATTTCAGCATCTATTTTACGTTGTTCTCTTTGAGTTAACAATTGTAACAATACTTTGCGTTTACTGGCCGGAAGTTGAAATTCGAATTCATTTTTGCCAGATTCATGTGCAGACCAATCAATTTCTTTTTCTGCTAATTTAGTTAAGTCAACAGTAACCTTATGCTCCTCACCGGTCTTTGGATGAGTAATTGTAATCTCATAATCTTTACCATATCCTAAAACTCTAGCAGCTATCATTACTGCATTTTTATCACATAATAACAAATCATTATATTCGATTGGAGTTACTATCAAAGCTTTAAATAATTTATCTAATACTACGCCTTGCTTAATAAATGAATCATTTGTAAGAATATCTTCTTCTTTTGCAGACATATACTTCATTTCTATTGTACCAGAACGAAGTGGTGAACCTTCTGGATATAATTTTCCTTTACTTGGTAATTCAACCATTTCGGTTGGAAAATCGTAAACGTTTGTTTCTTCTGTAACATTTGATTCATATTTTGCTTTTGCAATATCTTTTAATTGTTTATCAGATAGCGGCTTGATCGGATAATCATCGTTAACTTGTTGCGACATAATGTTCCTTTAATAACTTTTATTTAATATAAATATGAGTATAGTAAAAAAGCCCTAATTTCTTAGGACTTTTTACTAAATATAAAATTAATTAGAATTGTAATATTGCATAATCATATTTCAATGTTAATTCGATATTAACTGGATCTTCAGTTGCCCAATCCATATCACCAAATGTTGCTGCTGATATAAATGCTCCTTTCAAAGTCCATTCTTCAACTTTGTCCCCAACCGGACCTAAAGTATTAAAAGTAATATCCTTTTTATAGAAATCTGAATATCCATCTCTACCTGTTACAGATTCATGATGTAAACGAACCCATTCCATTACTGCCTGCGCTCCTGATGGAACAACTGGATCATATAATGTTACAGTTACATCTTGCCATCTAGATTTACCTTTTAACTTACGTTCAACGTTAATATGGTCAAGAATAACTTCTCCTTGATCAATTGATGGACGTGATGCAGCTTTTATAAGGTACGCTGGAATACCTTCAATATACATGATAAACCTATTAGCCATTTTAGGCTCATAAGCTGTATAAAATATTTCGGTTGGGTCAAGTAATTCTGCCATCTTTTAATTTTCCTCTTTTATATAAATATCACATTTTTCAGATTTTATTCTGGAAATGATGCACCAGTTGGTAATATATTAAAGTCAACTACAATGAATTCAGCTGTTTTTGCCGGCTGCATGAATATTTGACCTTTCATTTGGTTTCTATCAATTACATCTGCAGTATTGTTTGATTCATCCATTACTACTTTAAATGCATATAAACCTTGTCTTTGTTGTATGTTTTCAAAATATGGATTAACAATACTTAAGAATCTATTTCTAGTTGCTGCCGTATTATTTTCAAATACTAAGAATTTAGTAGACGATGCAATGAATTTCTTAGCAGCTATTAACAATCTACGCACATTTACACGATCTAATGCCGATGCTTTCTTTTGTAACGTTTTTTGTCCAAATACGGTAACACCTGCATTAGGGAACGTTGCAATAGGATTCACATTTGAATCATACAAAGTATCTCTGTTAGCATGAGTTAATTTACGTTCTGCCTGAACTGCGATATCAATACCACCTCTATTTAATCCTGCAGGTGCAAACCATGGTGCCGCTACTCGATCATTAAATGCATATACCGAAGGTATCACAGTAGATGCTGGTACCCATACATTACGTCCTAATTCATTATCAGGTATTTTTATCCATGGCCAATATTCAGCTACATAATTAGAATCTCTTGCTTCTGCCTTAGCAGTTACATTTGGTATAGATGTTTCACCGTATTTAACTGGATCCATTACTAGGAAACAATCACCGCGATCTTCTACCATATTAACTGCTTCTGTTAATACAGCAGCATGATTAGTTTCACTATCACATAATCCTGGTAAAGTTAATAAATTAATATCATATTCATCTTGATTTTTTAATAATCGAATTGCATCGATATATGCATTTTTATCTGATGTTAATCCTAAATTAAATCCTTGTACATTTGTATCTTCAATTTCATTATAGAACTTTCTAGGATGCTGAACTGCCCCATCTGCTCCTCCTGCAAATGCACCAGATGTTGCTGCTGGCAATGATGCAGATAAATCAGCATTTCTAATGTTTCCATTTTCATCCAAGTAATTTAATGTTTTTTGATTTACATTACTAACACGTACAAATTTAGATCGATTTGGATAATCACCTTGATATGCAATATAAGGATCGGTAGTACCAACACCTGCTATTGTCGCTTTTTGATCGCCTATCACTCTAGCAATATAATTTGTTGAATTAGGATCTAACGTAACATTATTATATTGTTCTACAATTTTCATTCTATTTTTTGTATCATCGCCACGACGTATCAATAATTGGAAAGTACCTTTATTTGCATTTACATTATTAATTTCCCATCGTAAATTGTTTGCTGTACCATTTGATAGTAATTCATTTGTACCAATAGTTCCTACACTATTTTGATCTAAACCAAAAGATAATGTTTCTAAAGTAAAACAATTTCCATTTGATGTTTTTCCGGCGCCACCTGCCAATGTTAATACATCGCTCATATTATTAGCTGATCCAGTATCAACAGATATTGAATTTCCTTCAGAACCAGCACTTGATGCAGATAATCCTAATTTAGTAGTTAAATCAACTGCTGTTACTCCAATGGCCGCGGTATTTATTTCAGATACTAATTTATCTAATACGTCTTCGGCATTTGAACCAGTATTAAAGTAGTATATATTTCCAGTATCAACAGGAATACCGCCGGCTGGATCAGCTGCTATAAATCTATATTCTGATCCACCTACTGTAATTTGAAATTCATCATCAGGTGTTTGACCATGGTCATTCAGAAGTACAAATTCTCCAACTGCTTTACTAGCATCAGAGCCACCCACAGTAGATCCAGAAACGGTTGCTGTTGCTGGTGCTGCTGAAGCATGCATTGTACGTACAACTGTTAACGTATCAGCGTATTTTAAATACTCTTGAGCAGAATAATTAGTTAAATATTTATATGAATCTTTACTAGTACCAGATCCGGATTCAAAAACTCCTCCAAATATATTAACAAATTCTGAATAACTTGATACGGTTACTGGTATATTCGCCGGACCTTTTGCTGTAGGTCCAATTACCGCAGCGCCTATTGCTGCGACACCTGCCGGTAAAAACGATTGGTCTACTTCGTTAGTAAAAACGCCCGGTGATATTATTTTTTCGGCCATTTGTATGCTCCTATTTTATAAATCAATTTCTTATAAATATTAACGTAATACGCCAAACAATCAATTTTCAGGAACAAACTCTCCGGTATTTATATCAACAGTACCTATACCATATTTTTCATTTAATGAACCGACTAGTTCTGTTTCTTCAACTCGTAAATCTTTAAATTGTCCTTGTAATGCAGATTTTATTTTTTGAAGCTCTTCAAGTTCTTCATTAACTAAAAATAATTGCAATTCTACTCGACCTAATTCTGATATTATTCTAGAATTCCCAGTTTGTAGGTCTGTAACTTTTTTTAATTCTTCTTCTGTAAACTTTTTTGTTTCTGCCATAACTTATTTTCCTTTTTTTAATATCCATTTGGCGGTGGATCTGTTATATTGGTATTATCAGTTTCATATTCATTTCCAAACGTAATACGTTTAACTGAATATTTTTTTTGTATTGTTGATTTGCGCAATTCATCTGACATTAACAATGTGGCTTTACATGTTAATGGTAATGTGGCTCTTACTATACGATCTTCCCCAGTTGCGTTTAATGTTTCAAATGTATAATCAGAAATGTAAGTTGGAAATTTCCATGTAGTTCCCCACGCAAACCCACCAGTTGGCATTATCTGTTCTATCAATGAATTCATTTGTTCTGTATATTCTGTCCATAGCAATAATTCATATGCAACGTCAATGTATTCTGGTACTGCTGCTACATAATATTCGTTTAATGGCTTTGATCCTTGTTGCACAGAAAATCGATCATATCTATTTACTTTTGTATGTTTATTTTGTAATATTTGAGCATTACCAGCCGGGTTATTATTAACATCTAATTTTTTTAACATATCACGTTCAGTAATAGAATTACGCCGTATACTAATAATAGGCGTCATAATTTTACCTTTACGATCTCTCATATATCCTCGCGACTGTACTTGTGCCCATTTTTCTCCATTAGAATACATTACAGGCACATCGATTGTTTGCCCATTTTCTATAATTTGAGGATGTATTATATCTTGTATGTATGACATAATAGCCCAATCGACATCTTCTATAGTACATTTTGGTGTTTTTATAATATCATTATCACGACGCACATGATTTGCTCGATTAACTTCAGCATTGCGAGAAAAACTACTATATGTTTGTTTTATTTCCTTTTTAGCCATTACAAGTTCCTAGGTATATGTTTTGTCGGATTAATACCAGTTCTTACTTCTTGTATATTTAATCGATTTCTTCTAGTTACATGTGCAGTTACTTTAATTGCAACAGATAATCCAAATTCGCCTCTGTCAGATTTACCTATATCAGATTCTGGATTTCGACCAGTCCAATATTGAGAAGATCCTACCCCATCTATTTCATAAAACTCGTTATCATATTCTAATATATCACCTTCTTCTACTATAATATTTTTATCTTTAAGATCTGCGCGTAAAAAGCTAAATTCTCCTAATCGTGTTGAATCATATGCATCATCACCAGTATATGTTTTATCTTCTTTTAATATTAAACAATTAAGACGCATTGGAGCATAATAAGTTTTACTATCAGATTCATCATACATATTAGCCTGCGTATCATTTAAACTTAATTTGTAAAAAGCAACCTCTGTATCAATAAATCGATTAATTAGTTCACGATTTATCGATTTAATTAAACTTGCGTCTCGCGATGAACCAAATAATGCCATTATTATCCTATATAAATTTTAAGTGGTATCTTATTCATTTGTTGTAACATTGCATCCGATTCCGCTTGTTTACGTTCTAATTGTGCTTGTCTAGACATTGTATCAAGCGTGTCTTTAAGTTCTGTTATAAGAGCCTCTTTTTCAGTTTGTCCGGCTGATAATAAGTCGCTTCCATTTAAAGTTACTTCAGCGTTTGGAATTGGTATACTAGAATATTTTCCTCTAATAAATCCTAACATTTCTTTTGCTAAAGCTAATGTGTATTTACGAATCCATTGTTTACCAACATCATTTACATTTTTATATACTACGTTATTATACGGTACATTTGAAAAATCTGAAACTGAGCCAATATTACTTTTTAAAGGATTACTGCGATCCGATTTTAAAATATAATCAAAATATATTTTTGTAAAATTAACACCATCTGGTATTGGATGAATTTTAAGTCTATTATTTGACATTTCAAATGACCAACCAGATTTTCGTATTTGGTCATTAAATTCAATTGCTTGTAATCGCAACATATCGGCATATAAAGGCATCATCATAAATGATACACCAGGTGAATAGTTGCCCCAACCAAAAGTTTCCATCATTTGCTGAGAACCTAATCCTGTTCCTACTAATGGATCAAAATATTTTACTATTGCCGGTGGTGGAAAATGTAGTAATTGTTTTATTTCTATGGCATCTGTACCCGGAGTACCAGATTCTAAAGATATTATTGATGGATCTGTTAGATCATATATTTGTTGATTTTTAGTTACAGAAATTGAACCAGTGTAATATGTAACATTACCACCAGATCCGGCTTCAGTTCCATATTCTTCTGCCAATTCAATTAACCCACCAAAATTTGGTGATACTTTTTTACCTGTTAAATTTGAACCAGTTGCTGAACCGTATAAATTTAACATATTATCACGTATATTATATGTATTTAATTGACATCCATATTCAGAAACAGCTTCTTCAAAACATGCAAAAAAGTTTGTAGATTGCAATTCTATATCATTGATAGGATACCCCATACGTTTTGCGCACCATTCGGCTACTTTTTCTGCATCTGATTGAAATGATGAATCCGTATCATATAAACCAAAAGGTGTATCACCAGTAAAAAATGATGATGAACCGGGCCATATCGCGATATTTTGTGCCATTACAAATCCTTTTATATAAATATTATAAAGATGAAGAATAATGTGGTTCTACAGATGGTAGATCATAAAAAATGAAGATGATACCATCGTATCATTGTAAAGCTGTTCCTACGCTTTGATTGGTAGCAGAAAAATAACCAAGCGTTTTTCCAAAACTAATATGATGTGGTATAAGTCGTGGGTTAGCAAATGCTATAAGCTTTCCGTTATTATTATTGTCTACTCTCGCAGAAAGATAAAGTATGGATTCATTGGAAAATTTTACATACATTCTAAGTCGGTTCCAAACGCCGGCATGTACGTCTTGTCTCCTAGAATAAAATGTAGCGCCAGTACGTGGAGAATCCAGGCGAAATCCAGTGTCGCCTGACCATGGGTTAAAATCACCATCAATTTGTGAATGTTGATTGCCATCAAAATCATAATTACCTTGTCCATCACATCCAAACAAGAATAACTCTACTGACAGAGGCGAATTTGGAGGATTTGTATCAGCAAAAGGAGCCCAAGTGTAACTAGATATTCCAGTTTCAGTTTCGGTCCATGTATTAGATTGAATAATACGTGCCCATATACTAAATTCCCAAACTACATCAGCTGCTTGGTCATAACCAAAAAAACCTACAAAATTATGTGCTATCATATAATTTAGATCGCCGGTGTATTGATTTGTATAAGTATCATTATTACCAGCTAATACTGCAAAATCATAAGTACTAGGATCGTTTTGTGGTGATACAGCTGATATACGTTTAACAAAACCAGTATTAGTAGTTTGCCATGGGATAGGGGGAGTGAATGCATTCGGTGGCATCCAAGCTTCATAGTTTGTATAAGGCTGTGCTAATGCAGTTGATTGCATTGCTCTACATCTGGATGATCCTAGGTATATAGGATATGACGGGTCCCGGGCGCTTCGGCTACCACTTAAGAATGATAGATTACTTGGCATCGTTTAACCTCTTTTTGAGAACGTCTACTTCAGTTTTTAATTCTTTAATGGCCTCGATTAAATGAGGAACTAACTGTTCATATTGCACTGTTTTATATTCAGAATCATCTCCGGCGGGTGCATGTAAAGGTAACTGCATTTCTTTCACAACTTCTGGTACATGTGGTTCCACTTGCTGGGCAATTACTCCTAATTGAGGTCCGGTGTCTCGATATTTCCAATCATATCGAACTCCTTCCAAGTTACAGATGGTATCCAAGCTACCGGTTAACAATTGTATATTTGTTTTTAATCGTTTATCTGATACAGTAGTTGAAAATGCGATAAGATCATCTGCAAAATGCACATGCTGATCTTGATTAACACGTATTACTTCGTTTGATGTGGTATGCGGATCTTGCCCATTTGGAGCAGTACCAATAGATAAATACCCACCTTTTGCACTCGAGCCATGAGCCTCTGATGCAAATGCTGCTATATATGCAGATGATTGTAAAATATTATCTGGTATTGTGGTGGTATCGTTATCTGCAGAATCAAATCCTATACCTCCTAATAATTCATCGGTACCGGTGTTAGAATCGTTACGTATAATTTGTATTCCTTGACTACCGTCATTTCCAGATGTAATAATATCTAATTTATTAACTGGTTCCCAGCCATTATCACCTATAGTCATGTTTCCGGCAGTTTTAATTGCGGTATTGGTAATTTTAGCTCTTAACGTATTATTCGTTACAAATTGAATTTCGTTGTCGAAAACGAAAGATATAGTGTCACTGGTATCACGTCCTAACACTAAGGAGCTATTATATATTCCAGATACATGATTTAATGTTGACTCTATACTTACTGCACCAGTAGCTGAATTATAATCTATATCATTACCTGCAGTTATTAGAGTCGGCGTGCCGCCTCCACCAGAACCATAACTACCGGTATACATTAATTCATCAGTTGAAGTATCGTATACCAATGCCATAATATTATCATTATGAGTAGTTGTTTCAGATAACCCGGCAAATAACTTTCCAGATGCACTTATGTCACCAGTTACTGTCAATGCTTTAGTTGGTTTAGTTGTTCCTATACCAACTTGCTGATCATGATCAATATACATTGCTCTGGTAACGGTACCTCCATTCTTAGTCCAAAAAGACAACGCTCCTTCACTTTCAGAGCCGGCATCATCAGAATTATCATTTACCCAAGATATCCTAGCCCATTCGTTACTGTTATTAGAATCACTAGCCCACATGGAAATATGACCTTCTGTAGTTGCTTTAATATCTCCTCCGGGTACATCTCTTTCTAATTTTACTACTTGTACAGATGGTTGACCTGATGAAAAGGCTGTATTGTCTACTACATGTAGCTTGGCTGCCGGAGATGGTGTTCCTATACCTACATTACCACTAACTATGAGGTGACCTGATGCACTTATGTTACCGGAGGCTGTTATATGGCTCTGAGCAATAATTGGTTTATAAAATGTAGATTTTGATTCAGATATTTCTAATACCGGTACGCTATCATTCTGAAATGCATGTTTTGTAGATTCGTATATTATCCTACTAGATGCTCCGGAGGATGCATCTGCTATCAAAATTTGATTTTTCAGTTCTCCTGATACGTTTCCTAATTTAAGTTGTTTACTAACATCCATTAGAATTCCATTGGCAGGAGTTCCTATGCCGGCGGTGTTATCTCGTCGACCTATAAAAGCATCAAATCCACCAAACATTAATATTGGGAAAAAGCTAGCTACATCGTCTGCAAAAGACTCTGAATATGAAAAGTCTATAAGATTAGACTCATTATCTATACCATATGGCCGTATCTGTAATGCCGATGCGGTTATGCTAGTATGCACTTTCAATGATCCAGAAATTCCCACATCTACAGATGATGTTAATTCTTGACCGGAATCATGCCAATGTGTATTTGTAACATAAGATGCGGTAACTGCGTTTGTAACCGTACCAATTATATTATACGGAGCACCATGTATCTGAATTTCTTTAATTGCAACACCAGACGTTCCATGGAAGCCATCAAAAAAGCGAAATTCAATATAATTAAATGGTTCAGCATTATTAAACGTTATGGTACGATCATGATTTGCAACTGCAGTAGTGAAAACATCTCCTGCATCTAGTACAGTCTCGTTAATATATTCTCCAGTCTCAGTGTTATAATCATCAAAGCCTACTACAGTGATTTTAGTAGCGTTATTGCCGGAATCAAACTGTACAATCCTATATGAGATAGGAATTGGTGCATATCCTAATTTTTTTTCTAACTTATATATTATCTTAGGATTACTATTCATTCTGGCGGCATTCCACCTAAGATGTTGGCCTATGGAAGTCGCAGATGAAACAGGAAACGCATTATCAAATGCCTTTTCAGAGCTGTCTGCATCACCGGTGGTAATAAGAACTTTAGAATCATCATTAAACCCGGTATTAAAATCGTTACCTAAGCCCAGATAACTTTCTTCTTCTTTCCATATATCTGCTGCAGTAAGATCGTTAAGTGGTAATATACCGTTAGTGCTGCTAAGGTCTGGGGTAACAGTTAATGTACCGTTAATAACTGCATTACCATAATATGGAAATGTATCTTGTGCATTTTCAGCATAAGATGCGGTCATAACATAAGATGCGGTTGCAGCATAAGATGCGGAAGTTACAAATGATGCGGTTGCAGCATAAGATGCGGAAGTTACAAATGATGCAGATACCGCATATGATGCAGAGTTTGCTGATTCTGCATATAAAGCATAAGAACCGGTTCCTACAAATTGAGTTGCTGTAACAATACCAGCATCAAAATATTTAATATCATAAACTATAATTCCAGTGTCTAATGCAGATTTTGGTACAGAATATCGTATATAATTAAATGTTTGATGATTTTCAAATTGGAAAGTACGAGTCGGAGAAGTATTATATCCAGAACTATCAACTGGTCCTCTATATATTCCTGTCCAATTAGTACCGTCCTGTGAACCAGAAAGTTGGTGTTGGCTTGGCCACCAGCTGTTAGTCCAGCTTGGGAATAAGACTTCAAATTTATTTATTATAGGTGAATATCCTAGTTTTGATTCTACGTTATAATCAATAGTAACTGAATCAGTTATATCACTTTTGCTTATTCCATAACCAGTTGATATTAGACCATCAAATACGCGACCTAAACCATGGTAAATTGCATCCATACCTGTTGTAGACGGGTCTGGACTTTGTGTAACAAATAATGAATCTACAGAAGTCAATAAATCTAATTCAGTAGTTTTAAACTCAATTGAGCCAGTAAACTCTGCTCTTCCTGTATACGGAAATACCGGTGCTGCATTTAATGCATGAGATGCTGTTACTGCGGTTAATGCAGTTAATGCATGAGATGCAGTTACTGCTGTTGCTGCTGTTGTTGCATTTTCAACGGTACCAAATATATTTGTTTCTGATGAATATAATATAATTTCTTCTATTTTTACACCATCCGTTCCATGGTATCCATCAAGGAATTGAAACATTATAAATTTAAATGGCATGTTATTATCAAACTCCACAGTGCGATCATGAGCTAGGCTGTACTCAGTAGTACCAGGGTCTAAAGTTGTAATACCTGCCATACCGGTACTATTGAATCCGTATACTTTAATTTTAGTAGCGCTCGAATTAGGGTTTAAAAAAGATATATAATATTTGTTAAGGATCGGAGCATATCCTAATTTTCTTTCTAAGTTATATATTAAATAAGGACTTTCATCTAATTGTGATGTCGTCCATTGTAGGTAGTTTGCACTAATGCCAACAATACTGTCAAATGCATAATGTGGATTATCTGGATTCATACCAACTGAAAGAACAATAGACTCACTAACGTCAAAGGCTCCTATTATATCGCCAACCACATTACCTTCTTCAATATTCACATCATCTTCAGTAAGATCGCGGATCGGTAGTACACCCGATCCATTATCTACAGTTAATATACCATTAATAACTGCTCCACCATAATATGGAAATGGATCTTGTGCATTTTCAGCATAAGATGCGGTCATAGCATAAGATGCGGTACCTTGCAAACTACCCGTAAATGAATATGCATTAACAGAACCTGAAATACCAATTGATTTTGATGATGTTAATTCAGTACCAGTATCATACCAAGACCTAGATGCTTCTGTTAAAATATTTTCACCGTTATAAGTAAATGTGCTACCAGTAATGCTCACTGAACCAGTAAATGAATGTTGAGTAACTGCCGCATCTGATCCAGAACCAAAATTAGTTGAACCTGACGTTACTGCAAGATCATCAATAGTTACTGCTATTCCTTGCAATCCAAATATGCTACCGCCAATTCCTAAATCTCCTTGAACATTTGCACCACCAGTTAATGTTAAACTAGACGCTGTTATATTAGATGAAGCAGATATGTTAGTAGCAGATATATCGGTAGTTACATAAATGTTCTGTGCATATATATTAGCGCTAGAGGATATATCACCTATCACTTCTAATGATGCACTTGGATTAATTGTTCCTACGCCTATTCGTCGATGAGTAAATGCATCAGCTTCTGTTACATCATATACAGTACAAGATGCTAAGAACCAATGAACTGGCTCAGTATATACTAATCCATCTGATGGTACAATATAAACATATCCAGCATCGTCATAAGTATCGGTGGTACTAGATCCTACATGATTTATACGTGCATACCATTCCCATTTACCAGTACCAATACGATCAGTTAGCCAATATGTGGTTTTGTCTGTACCTTGATGATTTTCTTCGTGTACTAACTCGTGACCAACTGGTACCAATGCTTTAAATATCTGCACATATGTATGATTCATTTGGTTGGAAGATTGAACAAAGAGATCGGTAGAATTAGAATTTGGATTACGATATCGTTGTATAAATCCACCTAATCCCGGTGTAACTGTTCCAACGTTACCTGTTCCATCATATGATATACGTAACACATAACCAGATGAATTCGGTACACCTAACGAATCTAAATTAGTTTCTCCATTACCTTCATGTAGTAAATTTGCCCAATTAACAGAATCTGCATCAAAGTTAGTTGGATTAGCTAAATCTAGATTCCATTTGAATCGCGTAATTGTTACTACATCACTGCCGGCGTTATTATATACTAAAACTCCATTTGTACCATCTGTAAAATCTGTATCTAATCTTAAACATTTACCAGAATTACGTATTGATGACACAATAGGATTGAATGCTCCTCGTGTAATATTGGCATTACTAAAATCTAATATTTTACGATTATTGAAAGCCAAATTACCAATAATATCAACTGTTTCTGTCGGGCTTTCAGTTCCTATACCAACTCTATGGTTTGAATTATCTGGTATTAACATTAGACGGCCATCATGTTGATCAGTACCTCTAACTCGTAATAATACATTTCCTTTGCCGGTATTATCATTTGCAGCATCTGTTATCTCTAATTCATTTCCTCCTGACGCTACTTGCAAGAAAACGGCATTTGCTTTTTTACCAATTACTAAACGACTTCCATGGAAAGATGCTAATTTAGCGAATGTACTATCATTAGACAATGGACGAATATGTATTGCATCTTCACTATATATTGCTCCGGATGCTGATACTTCGCCAGTAACTGTTAATTTTTTTGCTGGAGATGAATTTCCTATACCAACGTAAGAATTACCGGTAAGTATGTTCATGTTACTAACATGAGATCCATTTGTTGGACCAATAGATATTCTTCCGTTTTCAGCTGAAACATATCCTATTGTATCATTATCTGCAATTTGTATACATGCTTTATTATTTGTTGATACGAATGAAGCAACTGTACCACTTTCTGATATTTCTACATCCAATTTATAACTTGGTGATATCGTTCCTATACCAACTGAACCAGAAAAATAGAAATCGTTAGAATTATATTTATATCCAGCTACAAAATAATCTTTTGGTACTACTAAAAATCCTCCGGTTTCATCTTCAACTAGTTCTCTATTTCGACGATACAAACTTGTATATTCTACACTTGGAGATCCTATTATCCGTGTTGGTGAGTTATCACCTTCAAAAATAATACCACCACCTACTTCATCAGATTCTCCTAGGTATAATTTTCCAGTACCATTAGCATTACCTCGAATTTCTACAGTGGCTATTTGATCATCTGCACCATTCTGTATTCTTAATGTGGAACTACTTGGCTCAAATAAGAATTGTTCATCCACATACAGCTTTTCATGTGCTGTACCACTACCACTTACAAACGGTATACGATGAAATTCTTTTACAGAGTCTGGTACTAAAGTGATGTCAATATTATCTGCGTTTGCTGTGGAATTAGCAGATTCTAGCGCGGCAATAGATTTGCTAACATCTGCATATCCAGTTATTGACAACGTACCGCTCACATCCAAAGAACCAGTAATTTTAGTGTCTAGTGATGATGTGATATATGTTGTGGCATCATGCCAAATGTATCCATCTGCGTTAGCCGCAAATTCTGCATAACTGGCAGTATCTGCAACTAATGCATGAGAAGCTGATACGGCAAATGATGCAGTACCTTGCAGGCTTCCAGTAAATGATGTGGCTTTAACATTGCCATTAACTTCTAATTTTGCATCAGGCTCTGTAGTTCCTATACCTACGTTACCACCATTGAAATAGGATTTGCCATAACCTCTTACAACAACATTTTGAGTTCCTGCTTCATTATATAAATTAATTAAACCTCCATTTGCGTTATCGTACCCTATTAATGCTTTTTGAACTCCAGAAGAATTAAGTATATTTATTTTAGAATCTCCACCTGAACCTGGCTTTAGTTCTAATAATTCAGTTGGGCTAATCGTTCCAATACCAACTTTACCAACTCCAATTTTATCGCGGTCTGCTTCAACAGTTAATATTGCGCTAGGAGTTGCTGCGGCATTTGCATCTCCACTGCCTTCTGAACCACTATGATATCCTACATGCCAAGTTTTACCATCGTTGTTATATCCAACTCCGCTAAACCATTGTTTGGTATTAACAGTATCTCTCCAATAAACTCCTCCGCCTCTTGTAGAATTTGTTGAGTCTATTACTACTCGGCCATGTGTATGCCCATTGCCGGATGAGTTTAAATATAAAGTAGCTTGTGATGAAGTGATTTGCGCGTCACCGTAAACATCTAACTTATAAGCTGGTGATGTAGTTCCTATACCTAAGCCAGTCGATGTCAAACGCATTTTTTCTGTAGCATTTCCTGTAGAGAAAGAAATACTATCGTTACTATTAGCCGTTCCTATTTCTAGTAATTGAGCACTGTGACCCCACCTGATAAATGCTCCAAAGTTATCACTTGGAGATGTCCAAACTAAACCACCAGTTGCAGAGTCCGGATTGATAAATCTTAAATAATTAGTTGTATTGCTTTCAACCAACATGGATGTTCCAGTGTCAACACTGCTAACACCAGAACTACCAGCTGTTACTTGTAATTTAGCTAAAGGTGAAGTTGCTCCTATACCAACATTACCATCATGAGTAATTCTCATTCTTTCTCGTGATCCACTGGTAGCAAATGCAATATGAGAACCTGCTTGATTTGATTTATTTGATAAACGTAAATAACCACCATTACCATCGTATTGAAGCTCACCAAAATAACCAAACATCATTGTTGAATGATACGTTTCATCATATTTTAATTCAAATTGCTGATATGTATCTTGATATGCTTTAAAAGCACTTGTAGCTCCAGTAGTAGAAATATGTAGTTTTGATGAAGGACTTGGTTCTCCTATACCAACTTCGCCAGTATCAAGAATACGAACTCTTTCAGTATTGTTTGTGAACATACGTATGTGTTCATTAGCAGTTGTTCCTATCTGAAAATGTTCATCATCAATTTTAACGAATGCTTCGTTTGAGTAATTGTTATGAGCATATAATTTAATACCGGCTGCATTTTCATTGCCGGCACTGCCAGTTGCATGTATGTAAAGTTGTGCGTCACTATTTCCTGCTTCATATAAATGTAATAGATTGGATGGCGAAGTTGCTCCTATACCAACTTTACCCGTAGAATCAACACGTAGCCTTTCGGTATCAGATGTTCTGATTATAAAATCTCCATCTGAAGCGTTACCAAGTTGAACTCTATTTAAACCATCGTTATAAATATCTAAAAAAGTAAAGGTGTTATTAGAGTTTAAAATTGCTGTTACATTTTCTGAAGAAGAGATTTCTAATTTTGCACCAGGCGTAGCAGTTCCTTTTCCAATACCAACCTTTCCTTGATAAAACCACATGTCATAGTTTGAGTTATTGACATCGTAGAAACCGTAACCATGATTACTTGCATGAGGGACTAATTTGAATTGAGCTCCGGCAGGTTTTCCTACTCTAATATAACCATCTTGCACATCTAATTTATCTTGAGGGTTATCTGTTCCAATACCAACTTTACCGCCGTCCATTATTAATTTGCTACCAGTAATAAATACGGATCCGGTAAAACGGTGATTTGTTTGTGCAGGATTTGATCCAGAACCAAAATTAGTAGATCCGGATAACACTGATACTTGATCAAGTGTAATTCCAAAGCCATTTAAACCAAATATTGAGCCACCTTCTATAGATAAATTACCTCCTATTGTGGCATCTTCAGTTGTATTCAATGTTCCGGAAACTAGTAAAGATCCAGTTATTTGCACATCTGTAGATGCTGTAATATAAGTAGTTCCGTTATACCATAATGCATCTTCAATATTTAATGCAGTATCTGCAACTAATGCGTGAGAAGCTGATACGGCAAATGATGCGGTACCTTGCAGGCTTCCGGTAAATGATGTGGCTTTTATATTGCCATTAACTTCTAATTTTGCATCAGGTTCTGTAGTTCCGATACCAAATTTACCGGCTGCTGTTATTCTGGCTCTTTCGTTATCACCATTAGTTTTGAATTGTAATTCTCCGCCACTTCTAACTACATATGTATTTGTATTAAGGAAATATTTAGTTGTTGATCCTAAATTAGAAGTTATATTAGATATAGGTAATATATCATTATTTACATTGAAATCTTCTGCTAAAATTGTTCCACTTGCACTTATATTACTTGAGGCTGTTATATTGCCTATATTACTTAAATTAAGAACTGCTTCAGGGCCACTAATATCTCTTGTACCTAAAGGTAGGTATATTTCTTGTGCCTTGTTTAATAATGTAATATTACCTTTTAATTGTATAAGAGGGGTTGTTAAATTATTTGTTGCATTTACACTTACAGCAGTTAAACTATCAATACCAGTTAGATCGCCAGATATATCAGCAGCACCATTTATGTCTAAACTAGCTCCTTTAATTACCCCACTTGCACTTATATTACCTACAACTTCTAATTTTTCTCCAGGTGATGGAGTTCCAATACCAACATTACCTGCACCTTTTATTGTAAGTCTATCTTGATTATGAGTTATAAAATTTATATCTCTTCCATCACTATCATGACCAATATCAAGACCTGTAACATCCATATTAAATGTTGTGGCATATCCTGCCGCATTATCGTTAATTAGGAATTTATAATTAGGTGTTTTATTATCGCTAGTTTTAGATACTAATTGTAGTAAATTACTACCTGGTGAACCTGATATATGTAATTTTGCTGTCGGTGATATAATTCCTATACCAACATTACCACCATTAAACCAAGAATCACCATTAGCAGCTAATTTTATAGCTTCTGTAGTTCCATCTTGATCATATATTTTTAAATTTGGATCGTTACCACTTGCTCCAACATAAAATCTAAATCTTTCTTCTCCATTATCTGCTCTAAATTTTACAAGTCTGTTGTTGACGGTAGTAAGAACGTCTAATCTAGCATCTGGGGTAGTAGTTCCTATACCAACAGAACCTGATTCAGATATTGCAACTAAATCACCATTATTATTTTTAAATCGATAACCTCGTATACCACTAGATAAATCAAACTCACCTCCATTACCAGTAGATCCTATTATCAAGTTATTAGTACCTCTGAGTTTTATGTTACCATTAACATCTAATTTTTCTGTGGGTTCTGTGCCTATACCGACGTTGCCATTGTTTAAAATAGATAATTGTGTTCTTCTTGAACCATCATCATCCATAGAACCAAGTTCAAGCACTCCTGCTTGACTTAACACAAATTTAACTTTTTGATCTGCAGAGGCATTACTATGATTCATTATAAATTCAGCAAAACTTGTACCTTCAGTTATAGTTCTACCAAGAGTTCCAAATTTTGTATGTAAGCCAACCCCTGAAAAAGGAACTCCATTTATTGTCCCAGGGGTAGTAGTTCCGATACCAACTTGGCCACTGCTATTGACTATTACGTGTTCTTCGCCAGATGTAAGAATTTTAAATGTAGGTGTATCGACATCAACGTTGGTCCATTCATTTGATCCTGAATAACCTATGTTAAGAGAACCACCACGATCTGTTACTGGTCTTAAGTAAGCTTCACCTCTACTTATCTCTATACCATAACCTGTGTATAAACCATATTCACCATCAGTATGGTAAGCTGTTAGTTTTTGTGTTGCCGTAGAACCAGATAGTTTTATGTTTCCAGCAACTTCTAATTTTTCATCTGGTGATGGAGTTCCGATACCGATATTTCCGGTGGCGTCTATAGTCATGCTATGAGATATATCAGCATCTTCTATAGTGGTGCCTTTTGTTGAAAAATGTAATTTAGCTTTACCATTGTTACCAACACGTTCCGTGACTATTGCTGCACCTATATTACTTTCATTTGTAGAAACAGAAAATCCTATTCCTACTCCGGCACCAGTTGTATTTTCATTATGATTAAATATAGCGGCAAGTTTAGAAACATCTGCTAACCCACTGCTTGTCATTGCATTACCGCCAGAAACTTGTAATGGAAATTCAGGTGTAGAAGTTCCTATTCCGATTTGATCAAATTCTGAAAAACTGGTTACTTGGAACGTAGATGCAGTTAACTGATTAAGTTCTGCATTGCTTCCACTATATATTAATTTTTTCCAATTTGTCATCTATTCAGTTATCTGTTTTTGCAATTTTACTGTTAAATCGTAAATTAATTGCAAATCTTTTCCTTGGAATGCGGAATTTGCTATCAATTTTAATACAAATTCTAATTCTGGTTTTGTTAATGCATTTGCATTTACTTTACCTTCTTTATTTTTTCTTGATTTTTGTAATATTCCCATTGTAACTCCTTTTATTAATCTACGTAAATCCATATATCACCGCTCCCTGTATTAACCCATATATTTCCAGATCCTTTTCCTAATCTTCCATATTCTGGTGCAGAAGTTTGACTTGGTGCTTCATTTGATATATTTGTGGTTACCATAAATGCATCTGGGGATAATGATGTAGCATTATGGCCTAAACCTTTTTGTAATACCCAACGAAAATGAGAAGTATCAAAACCAAATGCGCTACCACTAGTAGCACCAGTTTGTACAATAATTCCACCATCATTAGTTGTTGATCCAGATGATAACATTAAAAATGCATCTTCTACTAATAAATTTGATGTATGCAGTAATGTTGTTTCACCAGCAACTTGAAAATTACCACCTACAAATAAATCGCCACTTGCTGTTATTGTACCATTTACCCGTAATCCACTTGCTGTTATCTCTGTTGCATCAATACTAGTAATACCAGAAATATTGTCTGCTAATCGTAAATGTATTGTATTATCGCCTTGAGATCCAGATACGGTTATCTGATTATCACTACCACTTATAGGTATTTTAGCAACAATGTTATTTGTGGCAGCTGAACTAGTTAAAACTAACGGTACGCCGTTACCTTTATCAGCAGTTACTGATCCTGTATGTATACCTAATGCTAACGTTGGTGGTAAATCTCTAAAAGATGCTGTGAAGGCATTTTCATCTCCATGTACTGTTAATACTTGTCCGTCTGTTCCAATTGGAATAATATATGGATGATTACTACCACTATACCATGATATTATTCCTCCGGCATTCGATGCAGTTGCCAATTGATCGACACGTAATGAATGACCAGGTATATATAATCCATCTACACTTGAAGTTATTTCAGATCCTGATATATGTACATTTAATGTTATTGATGATGTAGGATTATATACACTGCCAGCTGATGCTGTTAATCCATATCCCCAAGATAAATTGTGTACATTAAATAATGCATCTGCATCTAAATTTATAAGGTTGGTACCGTCACCGGTAAATATACCATCCTGTAAAATTAAATCACTACCAGTAATACTAACTGATCCGGTAAAACGGTGATTTGTTTGTGCAGGATTTGATCCAGAACCAAAATTAGTAGATCCGGAAATAGCTGCAATATCATCAATAACGACACCAAAGCCAGTTAATCCAAATACATTTCCACCTAATCCTAAATTACCGCCTATTTCAGCATCACCTTTTACTAGTAATGCACTAGCAGTAATAGTTCCTGATGCGGTAATATCTCCGGTAACTTCTAACCCATTGGCGTCAATATGAACGCGTCTAGTAGCTCCAGTTGTAATATTAACTTCATTTGTACCAAATCCAATTTTTGTATCTGTATCTCCTATATGAATAATTTCGCCGGCAATGTTTAAATTAGCACCAGTAATATCACCACTTGAGCTAACAGTACCAAATGCAACGTTAGAACCAGTTGTAATATCTTGCACGGTACCTACGGTGTATACAGTTCCGGCATGAGTTACTGTTGTTTGATGTTCAACAGGTGCTACAGAAGATGTTATTGCATTTATTTTAATATATCCTACTGTTTCTGATGATGCATCGTTGAGTGATTGTGATGTTTCTAATGTAACATTAGATCCGGAAACAAATACTAATTCATTAAGACCAGGGCGAGCAATAAATGTATCGACTCCAAATTCACCTAAACCAGTGTGTCCAGAAACTGACATGGATTGAAATGCAGATCCAATAGTTTTTGGATCTAACCTTTCGACGCTCCCACCTCCATCAACTGTTAATATATAATTCGTTGGCTCTCCGTCCAGTAATGATGCAGTAGGTATATATATACCAGAACTAGCAGTTACTTGATTAAGTTCTGCGTTACTACCTGATACTATTACCTTTTTCCAATTTGCCATTTCTATTTATCCTTATTAACTAGATGTAAATGATAAACCATTCCATCTAGGAGCAGCGGTTATTAATGATGCTGTTGATTCATGAGCTGAATTAAATGGATTCGCAAAATATTTAGACCCTGTAGTAGAATTTCCTAATATTCCATCTCCAGCTACATGTACTGTATATCCTGTAGATACACTATTTGTCTGGCCAATAAACATTGTTGAATAATATCCTCCTGATGCTGGCATTGTCAATTCTTTATTTAAAAATAAATGTGATCCAGATGCCATACCAGTTACGTCAAATCCAGTTGCTTCTGAAGTATTATCTGGTATCATCGTACTTGGAGATATTGATCCAGATAATCCATTTGAACCTAATAATCCACCAGAACCGGATGCCCAATATAAAGTTACTACCTTTGCAGGACGAAAACCTAAGGAAGTTCCTTGACGAAAACCTGGTAATACTAAATGCGTAAAGTTATGAGCAAAGTCAAATGATCCGCTAGCCACTACAGTATCATAAGGAAATGTTATTATTTCGCGTGATGCTGCATACATTGCCGATGTTGGTTCTGCAAATTGAGCGGCAAAAGTAGTTTCATTCCCATCTCCAAACACATTTGCATTTAAAATGGTACGATTATATCTAGCAGAAGATGCTAAAATTCCGCCACTTCCGGTGTAAAAATAATGTAAAGTTTGTCCAGAATCTACGCGAGATGCTGTTTGTAATGCTGATACTTGTCCTATATAAGAGCCAGAATTTGAACCAGATGAATATGTTCGAACAATAAATGATGATGTATACTCTGCTTGATGGAATTCATTTCCAGATACGCCATCACCATAAACAGAACTAGTATTTGCAAATGACCATGAAGCTCCAGTTGCAGTAGGCGATTGATTATTTATTGTACGATCTAAATAACCATTTTCATTTGCTATACCAGAATAATAGAAATTACTTCCGGAAGTTATAGTATATGAACCAGTAAATGGTGTATCTTCTGATAATATCATTATTATGTTAGGTAAATCTGCAAGTTTAGTTATTACTTGAGCGCGTAATGAATTATATACTGAAGTAGACATATCTGAACCACGTCTAGCATTTGCTCCTGATATTTCTGTTAATAAGTTACGTTCTAACTTTGCTTGATAATCTGCTTTGGTCATACGTATATAACTAAACGTATCATCTAATTTAATAATTACAGGATCAGTTATACCTTGAGATGGTTGTATGTCAGATTTTTTAAATCCCCGGGACTGATTACCACGCTGTAAACGAAATGGTATACGTTGTTTACTATTAATAATACGACGACGATCTGATAGATCTGCAGATCCGGTTAAATAATCCCAACTTCGTATATCATATTTTCCTAAAAACTTTGCCATATAACTAGTCTTTCTTGTTTTATATAAATATCATGAACCTAAATAAAACTCACCTGACGCACTGTAGAACATTCCTCCTTCTACAGGTGTCGGTGTTTCGTTAAATGCCCCCAAAACTGTAACACCTTCAAGATTAATAACAAATTTATTATCCGCAGAATCTGTAGATCGTACTAAAAATAAATGATCAGATGTTGAGCTTGTCGGTGCCGTTACTACTGTAGGTCCAATAACTGATAAACTTCCGGACATAATTGCAGAACCGGTGAATGGAAATGTTTCTGCATTATTAGCTGTAGTTAATATTGACCATGCCTGACCAGCCGCGCCAACGCCTGTTTGTGTTAAAACGTGTATGGTATTAGTATCTTTTTGATAGCATATCAATCCTTCATATTGGGCATATAATGGTATCTCTGCACGACCTGCTGCATTTTCTACAACAATCCTATTGTCAATAGGCATATTAACTCCAACTAAAAATGGAGCTCCTAATGGTGTACCAATACTATTATTAAAATTTGACATTACTATTCCTTAAAATGATATTCTATATCTAAACGTTAATCCGGTTGGGTCATTCTTTTGATATATTTTATATTTTTCATCACTGGTAGTGGTACCAGTAAATACTGATATTTCTTCATATCCTGAATCTACATTAAATATTGAACTTAAATTTCCTAACTCTGCATTATATACTATAAATATATAGTCTCCATATATTGGATCTGTAGGATTAAATACCATGGTTACGCCTTCTATTTCAGATTTTGTTTGAAATCCTGCTTTAATAGTACCAGTCCAATTATTTAACTGTAATAATTCAGCACCGCTAGGGAGAGATGGAGATGTACTAGTTTGGTATCTTAACGATCGTACACGTTCCCATGAATCATCTACTGAACGCGTTCTGTATATTACAGGATCATTATCAGTACCAGATGTCCAATACTGTTCTATTTTTCCAGTTTCTACATCATTTGTATTATTACCAAGAATATTTAAAGTTGTACTAACTGAATTAAAATGTACTGGAGCTGGGGTCCATCCGTTAGCTTGGCCATCGTTAATAGAAAATAAAATGGTTCCGGTTGCGCCCTCTTCAATTTCTCTTTGCGATGTACGATATGCATCTTTATCAATAGTTGGAGTCTGATATGTAATTGTCGGATTGCTTGGTAATGATTTATTTAATTGTAAATCTAATATTTCAGTCATTATATGAGTAGAATTATCTGCCAATCGTGTATATACTTTAGCTGTAAATGTATGACTACCAGAATGATATGATGCTGAATTAGAATTAATTGTAACATTTTCTCCATCACCAAATGAAGTAACAAATACCGGTGCTCCTCCGTTAGTAGACGCTGACACCTCTCCTTTTAGAAAAGTATTACCATTTAAATTATAGTTTATATTTAAAGTATAATCTTGTGTTTGTCGATTAAATCGATCTGTATTGAAAGTTGGTGATTGGAATGATGTAAAATATGGTAATGTAGGTGTACCAAATGTTATTTGTAGCACACCATTATCCGTAGTCACTGATACATCATCACTGTAATCGTTAATTATTAATTTAGTTAAATCTATAGGCGTTCCAAACGAAGATGTAGCATATTGTGTAGTACCGCCGCTAGTTGTAGTTGTTGTCGATGATCCTCCATAACTACTAGTAAAATAAAATCGTTTTGCATCAGAGTTATATACTACTACATTATTATCTGGATCTGATGAAAAATCAATATTATTAAATGCTCCAGATATTTCTGATGCGATTTGTGCTGATCCAGATATCAATGTATTATCTAATTCAGTTAATTCCGATTCTATTGTATTTAGTCGTGTTTGTATTGACGAACTTACATTTGTAAATGCTCCAGATATTTCTGTGGCAATTTGAGCAGAGCCAGATATCAATGTTTTAGAAGTACTACCAGCTTCCACATCAGATAATCTGGTTTGTAATGAATGACTGACATCAGCAAATGCTCCAGATATTTCTGTGGCAATTTGAGCAGAGCCTGATACCAATGTATTGTTTAATTCAGATTCAGTGGATGATAATCTGCTTTGTAATGAATGACTGACATCAGCAAATGCTCCAGATATTTCAGTTCTAATTTGAGCAGATCCAGAAATTAAAACATTTTCTAATTCAGTTTCTATTGTATTTAATCGTGTTTGTATTGATGAACTTACATTTACAAATGCACCAGATATATCCGTCTCAATTTGCGTAGAACTACTTATTGCTCCTTCAAAAATTCCTTTAAATGTTTTTGCTGATACTGACCCAGAAACAGTTAATGATCCAGAAATATTCATAGATCCTGTAAATCCATGTGTACTTAAACTGGAAGATCCGAATTGAGTAGAACCTGATCTTACAGATATGTCATCGATAAGAATACCTGCACCACTTAAACCAAATATATTACCACCTTCTACAGATAAATTTCCACCAATTTGTATATCAGCAGTTGTACGGATACCGGATGCGGATATTTCAGTTGCATGTAATTTATTCCAACGTCTTGTAGGGGTTCCTAAACCAACAGTTAAATCACCAGATGGAATTAGATCGCCGGCGGCTTGGATATCTTTCCCGGTACCATACTGTAAGAATAAAGATGCATTTGAACTTATATTTGAGTATATATGACCTGATGTGCCGGTACCACCTAATGTTAAAAATCTACTACCAGAAACATGTACTGTTAATCCACTTGAATTTATATTTCCACTTGCACTTATATTACCAGATGCTGTTATATGATTAAACGTTTTATTAGCTGTTGTATCTTCTAGTTCTGTTACACGTGTTGAAAAAGAAGATGATGCAATTTCTACTACTGATACACGAGATTGCAATGATTCACTTGTTGGAATAAAAGCTCCAGATATTTCTGATGCGATTTGTGCTGATCCAGATATCAATGTTTTAGAAGTACTACCAGCTTCCACATCAGATAATCTACTTTGTAATGACGAACTTACATTTGTAAATGCACCAGATATTTCTGTGGCAATTTGTGATGAACCGGATATCAATGTTTTGGTAGTAACTGCATTATTTATATTTGTTTCTACAGTAGATAATCTATCTTGTATTGAATGGCTTGTTATTACAAATGCGCCAGATATTTCTGCTGCTATCTGAGCCGATCCAGATATCAATGATTTAGATGAAATTGCGTTATCTATATTTGTTTCTACAGTAGAAACACGTGATTGTAGTGATGCACTAACAAATGTCTGTGCACTTATTAATGATAAATGAGAAGCAAGAGTTGCAGTATTAGTTACTATACTAGACGATAGACTACCAGTCATAGTTTCGATTGCAGATAATCGTGATATAGATGTATTTATATTACTAGTGTTACTTGATATATTAGCTGCATTATCAGATATATCATCTGCATGACTTGATATATTTGATTGATTAGTAGTTACTATGTTAGATAAATTTGTAAATGCTCCAGATATTTCACTTTTAATTTGAGCAGAACTTGATAATACTCCTACAAATGTTCCAGTAAAAGTCGTAGCATTTACATTTCCTACAACATCTAACGAATGATTTGGGTCAGAAGTGCCAATTCCTACATTTCCATCTGTATAATGAGCATTAAAACCAGACTGGTCCCATATAGAATCGACGGCAGTAATACCACGCATTTTACGTGTAGCGGCTTCTGTTGCGGCAGTTACAATAGAAATGTTATCTGTAACTTCAATGACATTAGTATCAGTAGTTATAATAGTAACTGTATTAGAATTAATTTCGTTTACAGATATATTAATTACTTCATCTGCTTTTAGTTCAACTGTACGTATTTCTGTAGAGGTATCTACGGTGTCTTCTGCAATTTCTGATACGTCTTCTGTTATTTGAACTAATCCTGGAACACTTAAATCTTTGACATGTATAGTAAATACATTAACATCGTTAATATCAATTGAATTTTCATCTTCTGTAACATTTATATTAACTGCCATGTCATCTGGTCACTTCTTTTGAAAGTTTTATTCGTCCTTGTAATAATCTGGTGACTATATTTCCATTTTGTATTTCTAAGTCATACACTGCTTGATCAAATGTATATAATGAAGATGATTCATGATGTATATGAAGTTCAATGGTTCCAGATGCAGCATTAGATGATCCAGATGTTGCTAATATGTTTAATCCTCTAACTTCATGCGTAGCTCCATTATAAGTTAAATTATCTATCGGATCTCCTGTTGCTCCTACTGCTGATCGTATTTGCATACGAGCATTGTAACCTTTTAAATCAACAACAGTTCCTGCCGAATCTTTGTATGTGAATTGTTTTTTTAGAGTTGCACCTTGCTCTATTGTGAAATTGTATTGTCCTGCAGCCATAGCATTTCCTTTATTTTATATAAATATTGGAATGATATGATACAATGAGAGTTTAGTTGTGGATTAACTTATTTTTTCAATTAAAGCGGAACTACCTGCTTTTATTGTCATTGATTGGCCTGCAGTATTTCCTAGGACTCTAAAAGTAATTGTATTAGAAGCACTGCTATTGGTTACAATATTAAAAATTGTAGCATATCCAACTGATCCTGCGGCTCTAACCGTATCTCTATGAACTCTAGTAGATCTTACGTATGTGTCAACGGCTAACTCCATTGGTCTTGTTGCTGAGTAATGCAAATTCAAAGTGATTTTATAAGTTCCAACTTCTAATGATGAAAATTCTACTCCGGGGGATCCTATTGCTACTGCGAAATTTCCATTGGTAGCTGTTCCAGAAGCACCGCCAAATAATTTTCCAAGAGAGTTAGTTACTGCTATAGAATCTGTTGTTGTTTTTAAATAAGAAAATCCATTTGCAGTCACTTCAGATCCCAAATAACGATGAAGCTCTTTTATTTCATCGTTCATTTTTTGCATCTTATATAACATGGCACGTTCAGCTGGGAACGCATCCAATTCCAAATGTTTTGCTTCTGCAAATGAAGATGACATTGCTCTTAATTTTGTCACATCTGTTACTCTATGGTCATCTAATTGGTCATCTCGTTCTGCTCTTGCCATAATATTCCTTATACTGCTTCTATTGTTACATATCCACCATAAACTTCTTCACCTGAAGCTTGGGCTAATTCTAATAATAAATAATTTGTTGTATCACTTGTAACATCAGTTATATCCAATTCAGTTCCAATATTCCCAGTTCCTTTACTAGTCACTGTTTTACTATTAATATCGGCTTCATAAACTTCTAATGCCGATGTTCCACTTCCATAAATATGAACATGTGTTGCTTTGAATCCTGTTGGTATTGGTATAGAAGCAAATAGTTTACCGGTACTATGAGATTCTAACCATCGGTCACTTCCCGTATCATCAATCATTGCTGGTCTACCAACATCATCTGGTATAAAGTCACTTACTAAGATTTTTATTCTTGTGGTTGATCCATGCCAACCTGATTGAATATTATCTGATACTACTTTGTCTGCTGTAATTGTACCACTTGAACTTATAGCTCCTGAGGCTGTTATTGCTCCATTTGTAAAAATAGAAGGAGTTTGGTTTCCTTTTCCTAAACTAATTTTGTTGCTAGCAAAGCCACCAAATAAAGTTGCAACATCACCTGCAATTTCTAAAGCTTGTACTTGATCTACAAAAACACGAGTAGTAAAAATTTGACCACTTGCACTTATATCACCTATAACTTCTAATTTTTCTCCAGGTGCGTTAGTTCCTATACCTACATTACCATCTGTATCAATAGTAACACGAGCATTATTTCCTGTTCCAAATTGTATTCCCCTAGATGCACCTGAACCCGAATGTGCTATAATTAAATGGTTACCTTTACCTCCTGTAAAAGTTGTTGCATCTGGATATTCATTATCTCCACCGGCATGTCCTATTATAGATCTAATACCTCCCCCATCTTGTTCAAATAACATAAAGGGGTTATCTGCTTCATCGTTATTATCAGTGTCTGCTTGAAGTATTAAATTTGCATCTCCTGCTGTACCTGCTGTAATTGTAACTGTGTTAGAAGGAATAGATAAACTATTTCCAGGTGAAGATAAAGTATCTGTAAATATAGTACCACTTGCACTTATATGACTCGAAGCTGTTACTGCACCATACATGGTAATTGGTAGAGTCATGTTAGATCTATTGATTGATACACCACCAGAAAATAAACCTGATTCATTAATTAATAAATAATCATTATTAGATGCAATTGCTTCTTGATTATCAATATGAATTTCCTCTGCAAATATATGACCACTTGCACTTATATTACCGGAGGCTGTTATATGAGAAGTTACTTTTAAATTACCATCAACTTGTACATTTAAACCTTGATCAGATACAGTTAATATATCTGTATCATCTGGAGCGATAATAATGGTATTACTGGTTTGATAAATTTTATCATCATTTGTTCCAAAAGTAATTATTGGATCACCACCAGCACCATGTAGGTTTAAATGTGCACCAAAAATATTATTACTTGCACTTACAAGGCCTGTAACTCTCATATTGCCTATAAACTGGTGCGTATCATCTGCAGAATCACCAAATGCAGTTGAACCTGAAAGTGTTTGAGTTGTTATATTGCTAACTGATGAACAAACAATATAATTTTCTGCTGTTATACTATCAACTCGAAAATCACTTGAAACTGCGGAACCATTACCATAATAAAATTTTCCCGAGTCTACATTGATTGCTAATTCTCCGGCTGCTAAACTACTTGGAACTGCGGAACCGGTACCTCTTCGTATTTGTATTGTTTGTGCCATATGTTATTCTATTTTATATAAATATATCATTAATCGATTAATGGTTTTATACTACGCCTATCATTGGCAAAAAACCAATTATCAATTTTTTCTGTTGTTTTTATTTGATATCCATGACCCGGAAGAAGATCTCCAATACCATTAAAGCCCCATTCAGGGAGATAGGCCGCTCCAAAATTGTCTTTGGCTATTATTATTTTTGCCGTTAAATCATATACTTGTTGAACTGTTCCTCTTTTATAATATGAATCAAATGAATCAAACTCTTCTAACGGAACTCCAAACGTGCCGGCTCGTTCTGCATGAGAAAATTGGGTTGTTATTTGGGTATCTGATTCAATAGATGCAATAGATGTAATTACTGTAGTTCCATTTTGAATAAATCCAATTTCGTCTAAAGGCTCAAAATCGTTAACGAAAGATGTGTCAATTCCAATTATCTGATTTGTACCTATAAGTGTGATACGACCGCGTAAAGAATTGCGAGCCTGTTCTGGTGTAGATTCGGTATCGTCCACTGTTGGGAAAGCATCAAATGTTACCTGTATGCCATTCTGGAAAGCTTCTACTAAATCACGCGGTCCATCTAATCTAGGATAAGAGATATTTTGCCAGCCTTGACAAAAATAATTTGGCGCGACTACAGAATTACCAGCAAGAGACGTATTTTGATATTGTTCATAATCTTGCAAAGCTTCTATCATATCCACTTCAGATCGAAAATTTTCCAAGTTATTTTCGCGAGATAAATTTCCTGGTTGCCTAACATCGTTTATAACCATGGTGCTAACGTTTACATAAACATCATCAGTTACTATAAATTGTATTGGTCCTTCTAAAGGGCTGTCCTTTGGAAGTTTTATTTGATATGCTTTATTTGGTATAAAATTTCCTACACCGTTAAAGTCAAATTCTGGTAATATAGCTCCTCCTCCGGCATCCTTTAAAATAATGAAATGGGTTTCATCTAATACGTCTGGTAAAACTCCGGTTTTAAATTCTATCATAGCAGCTAATTGATCGGCTATATCTTGTTCATATGGTAACATATAACCTATAAAGTTCCAACCTTGTTGCAATGTGGCATCGCAATTAATAACTTTGAATTCTTGGCCAGATGCTCCTACGGCTGTTAAAACCACTGTACTTTCAAATGATTCTACGACAAAATCGCCGGCTCCATGAGCTGTATCGCGTGTTAAACTACCAACAAATTGTTCTGGTGCTAGACCATTAGGATCTAATCCTTCCACATTATTCACTTCCACATTTAAATTATCTAATTCACGTAAGCTCATTAGAACGTACCTCCGTCAATAGCAGTTGTGGTTGTTACAAACGATGCAGTTGCAGAATTTAATACAACAGTACCAGTAGTTGCAACACCAGTTAAATTAGTTCCATCTCCTACAAATGCATTTGCTGTAATTGTAGCACTTGAACTTATGCTTAATGATGTTGTAACATTACTTTCTAATACAATGCTAGTATACGGAAATGTTTGACCTTTAATTGTATCAACTCGCATAGTTCCAGTAGATCGGATATCTCCAGCTACATCTAATGGGTATGCAGGATCATTTGATTGTAATATAGCAACTTTATTATTTTTTATACTAAATGGAGCAAAGCCTGAATTTTCATTTAAATACGTTCCTTCTGCAATTTTAAATGTACTATCATGAGAATCAATACCCATTGCAAATGTAGTACTACTACGATCTGCTTGAAATTTTATAAATGCATCAGCGTTATCTACTGGTGATCCAAAATATGTAATATTACTTCCGCCGGTGTTTCTTACTGTTAATGCAGGTCGAGTACTAGCTGCAAATAATATATTATAATCATCTGTAGTAAATGTACGTGTATTTGATAAATCTCCTAGATTAACAAGACTGGCAGTAAATTCAGTAGTTGTTATTTTCGTTGGATTAAATATAGTAGTATGAAAGTTACTTGCACTTATTGTACCAGCAACATTAATATTACTCGATGATATTTGACCAAATATCACATCACTGCCGGTTACTGCAAAACTACCGGTAGCGTTCAAAATTCTTTGCACTGATGTTGTACTAGCTTTTAGACCAACATCACTTTGTAGTTCTTCAAATGAAGCAGTAGTTATGAATGATGAGTGATCTATTGATTCTATAGTGTTTATTCGCGATTCTAATGATGCAGATACTAAATTAAATGCTCCAGAAACTGCAGATTTTAATGCATATGTATTGTGATTATGAACTTCTAAAGTTATTAATCTATTTTGTAATGATGATGATATTGGTGTAAATGCACCGCTAATCTCTGCTGCGATTTGTGCTGATCCAGATAACAAAGTGTTTCCTAATTCAGATTCTGCGCTAGCAATTCTAGATTGTAATGAATTTGATACTTCATTAAATGCGCCGCTAATATCAGTTGAAATTTGAGCTGAACTTGATAAAGCTCCAGAAAATATACCAGTAAATGAATTAGCATTAACGCTTTGAGATACATTTAAATATCCATATGCTTTTGTTTCGCCACTTTCGCTTACTTGAAATAATAATTGAGCATTAGAGAAAAATTCGCTATTACTCATTACTGTAAATTTAGAACGAGCATTATTTTGATTCACAGCATCTAATATAATTGCAAAACTACCGGATCCTTTTTGAGTCAAACTTCCGTGTACTGAATCTGATCCTAATAATGGTCCATATGATTGATTTTCTGCTCTCAATATAGTCGCATATTTACCAGAATCACTCATTACAGCAATAAATCCTACATCGCTTTGATCAGATAATTGCACATTTGGAGTGGTTGAACCAGAAGGTGTTAGATCAATTCTACCGGCTTTAATTGTCTGAAATTCACTACCAGATTTAAACTGTATTTTTTTATCAGAATCTACTGACATGTTAATTACTTCTTTCTGCCCATCGTAAAATCTAATAGTACCATCTGACACATGTATGTCATGCCAAGCTGCTGTACTACTACCTAAATCAAATGATGATGTTAAAATATTGGGTGCAGTATTTGGAATTATCGATCCAGAAATACGTAATGGACCAGATAATTGCATTCCATGGCTTGCGGTAATACTTCCTGCAAAAATACTTTGCGATGTATATAAAGATCCGGATACATGTGTTTGCGGTGACTGTAATACAATTTTTCCTAATGTAGGGTGTAATGTGCGTATATCTACTTTTGCATCGGAAATTGCATAAATACGATATGCATCTAAATACATGTCACTTACGCCTCCTACGTCTACATAATTTCCAAATATACGTGCTGAAAACTCATCTGTTCCATCTGAACCGTCTTGTCGTTTATTTGTCAAGAAAATGTTGTTGTCAGACCCGAGTATAATATCACTTCCAGAAACATTTAATGTTTCTCCTAATATTAAATGTGATATACTGGCAGTATCTGGAAAAAATGCAAAACCATTAGCTTGTAACTCATTGAATGATGCATTTCCGTTGGCAGCAATACTATATGCAGGTCCATCAATTTGATTAACATTTAAAGTATCAGTTTTAATGTTAGAACTTGCTGATACAATACTAGCAGTTATCGATGTTGCTCCTTTAATATGTGTTTCGCCAATACCTGAAGTGAAAGTTAAATTACCAGCTAAATTTATAGAATTTGCAATGTCTCCTCCGGTGAAAAAACTAACCTCTGGTGGAACAAATTCTACGTAACCAACCTTAGCAGCTGATTGAGATACCAATAAGTCAAATTCTGTCAATGGTTCGCCAGTTACATGAGAAGTGATTCCTGTAAGTGTATTATTAAATTTAACGTTTAATTGTTTTCTATTGGTAGGACCAAAATCTAAATTTTCCCACATATCAAAATGATGCAATGCCATTGTACGAGTGAATGAACTATCTCCATTTTCTACTCGCAATCCGCCACTCACATACAATCTAAAAAATTGGTATGCAGTATCTGCCGGCATATCAACTGACGCTGTGGCACAATAAACCCGTACTTCAGCAGTTGATTCGCCACCAGAATTATTTAGCCAGTAATATTGACTTCCATCTGTATTATTGTCATTAAATTTTATATGTGGTATACCCGGAAGTTTATCAATCGTACCGTTCAATGTGTTAGTACGTATACCAGATGCCGATGCAATTTTTGTGTAAACTTGTCCATCTACACTTCCTTCCAATATATAACCTGCAGGATATTTTGTTGATTCTGGAAAATCGTTACCAGTAAGTCCTATGTTAAGATTATTGGTATCGCTATAAAATAATCCTACTCGTGCTAGTCGCTTTTGAGCTCCTAGGTCAAAACTTTGTGTAATCCATAATTGATTTAATCCGGATTCTAAAGGAGGTGTTTCATATAATGCAAATGATGAAAGATCTGGTACATTTAAATCTGGTAATGAAGCGGTAGCAGAAAATTTAAATATGTTACCGGTGTTATATATACCGACACTTTCTTGCATGTATGGCCATTCAGTATATGTTATATCATTATAAGATGATGAACCTAATCGTACAACTAAATCACGTTCACCAAAAGATTTAGAAACCATAACAATACCATCTTTTGATACATATTCTATTATATCTTTAGAATCTGTTGCCGTAAATGTATTTTCTTTGTACCAACTATATTTATTAACATCATATGCACTTTCAAATTGATCGGCTACAGATACTAACGTTGTCGATACTCCGCCGGTACCGGAACTACCAGCCGTTCCAGCATTTAATGCATAGCTAGCGGTCGCGACTGTCATATTCGATCCGGTCGGTCCAATGTAACGGTATGCTTGTATCCATAATGGATGAGTCTTACTTGATATATTAACAGGATCATCTTGACTAGCAGCATCTATATCTAATCCTAAATATAATGCACCTTGACCATAATCAAATACATAGCCACCATATGAATTATTTTCATTATTGAAAGTATTATTTAATAAACTAGTCGCTGAAATTGTTGGGTGATCTGGATCTGTAAGACTAGTTAATTTAATTTGACATTGATATGCACTACCATACCTAGCTGGATTGATCCAAGATTTTAATCTTTGTGAATCTGTATTAAATACAGTTCCTTGAACTATCTCTCGATCATATTCCTGTTGAACTAATACCCACGGAGCTTCTTCTGGGTCAGATTCTTGTATTGCCACATTACCAGATTGTTTTGGATCATATGCAAAATACATTTGGTTATTAGTATTAACTAGTTTTGCTAATGGCATTATCACTAATTCTACATTAGGATTAGCACCGCTTGTATCATAAATTGATTCTGAAAAATATCCATCCCAAAGCGCATCATAACCTGTCCCAGAGCCAGTAACCCATGTACGTATTTTATAAGGTAATACATTGGATGCATTTTTATTTCCAGTTTTTCTAGCAATATCTCCAGTAATTAACGCATCAGAATAAATTTGAGGCCCAGTTTCGAACTGTTCACCTGATACATCGGATGAAGCATTTGTCTGTAATACATTAAATACATATTTAAATGCCGATTTCCTTTTTTCAATTTCTAAAAATTTACCTTCGCCTACAGCCATTAATTACCTTTTATACATATAAATATCTATTCTAAATACTTGTATCTTCTATTTTAAATGATGTAATATTTAAATTAGTTGCACTACTTTTTATTCGTATACGACTTAATACTGTTCCTCTAGTAAGTGATGTATTCCATGTACCAAACGACATTCGTATAATATGAGTATTAACTCCAGAATTAGATGTTACTTCATATTCTGAAACTCCAAATGCAAGAAGTGATGACCAATTTGGTTCGGATGGCGAACCTCTCGATCCTTCATCACCACTACCGCCGGTTGCAGTTGCCCAATCAGTACCTGGCGTTTCAGTATCAGATACTCCGGCAATGCCTCCTGGAATTTTTACATCTATACGTATTGGCAACCCATCGTAATGTGCTTGAGTTCCTTCGCCATCTATATCATCTGCATATAAATCAGCACGATCAAAGTTTCCAACTATAGTTATTTGTAATGCTGAATTATTTCCTTTCTTACCAATGTAAAAACCTCTATAATAATATCTATCACCAGTTGCATTTGAATAATCAATTAAAGTTGGTATACTAGTTACATAATCAGTATTTGGATATATTAACGATCCATACCAAGCAACTTGCAAGTCAGTTGTATCACTTATATTAGCATTTGAATTGTAATCCGCGAAAGCAGAACCGGTCCACCATGCAAAATTATTTTTAGTTTGATTACCAGAATATCCTAACCCACCTGGATCGTTACTTGTACTTAAAGTATCAATAGTATTTTTATCCCATCGATAATCTTCAGACCAAAAATATTCATGTTCATCTGTAGATGCTTGGAATCCGGAACGGTTATCCGAATCGATAAATCGACCTAAATTTATTTCGGTACCAGTAGCATCTTTATCAAATGAATTTGCTGCACTGTAGTTACGCGAAAAATGTTTTATTGATACGGCACGAATATCTCCAGTTGGTGATACAGTGTTACCGGATGAAAGATCTTTTATAGTTGTATCAAAACTTGCCGAATCATTAACAGATGGTAACAAATCACCATCAGTACCAAAATTAAGTCCAGAATCAGTTGTTAAATTATGATCCGTAGCTAAATTACTGCCGGCAAATAATAAAACGGAATCTGGTGTAGTTTCCATTATGGTATTGGCTTTATCTGGATATGTTGAACCAACAATTCCAGTAAATGCATCTTTCAAAGTAATGTTAACATCTTGACCTTTTTCAAAGAAACTTACTCCGGATAAACTAAATGTTGGTTCTGTACCAGTTGTTGAATAACTTGCTGTTGCCGTTGCACGCGTTATTGGTAAAGTTGTATTATCATCGTAATACCATTCAAATGGTTGCCAATGCTGATTAGGCTTATCATCAGAGAATGAATGAGTGAAATCAAGTCTGTTATAGCCATCGTACAATTTATCATCTATTTCAATACGAGCTGACCAACCTTGATATCCATGGCGATAAAACGTTCCAGCGTTATGTATACTTTGCGATACTCCATTAAATGGTCGTACCTGCGTTATAATTAATCGACCTTTACCTGAATGCAAGTGATCGCCATTTGGTGCTGCAAATGATGCTGTTCCTTGATCTGGCCAGATATTATATATAGGTTGCGGACTTTCTTTCCATGATGGAATAAATGATGATGATAAATCATAATTTACTACAACACGTCCATTAATTTTAACTATTAAAGATCCACTATCACCAAAATCAAATAACCTGTTATTATCACCATAATTTCCGGTAGATGCCGGAGTGAATGGATTAAACGACATTGAATAATTTGTAGGCCCAGTTTCTGTATCTTTTGCCATTACAATATTATCAACAACTGTTCCTGCAGGTTCATTACTTTTATAATTGTTATTTTCAAATCCTTCTGGTAATGTGGCTCTGTATAATCGTCTAGTATTACCGTCGACGGATGGCACACTTATTCCAGTAGCGCTATATACAATTCCAGTTGTATTATGACTGCCTGCACCTGCTGCGCCCCAATATTTACCTTCCATACTTTGCGGTTTAGCAGGAATTACTGCAAATGTTAACGGAGAATTGCCAGATGAACCACTACCAGGTAATATATCAGAACCAGATACATTAATAGTAAAGTATTCTACTTTGGTATAATCATCCATGTAACTATTATATATTGTTAAAGAACCGGTATCCTGGCCAGAGGCGTTCGCATTTACAGGACTGAAGTCCAGATCTGGATCTGTCTCTTTATATAATATATTTAAATGATCAGGAAATGTTAATACACTTTCTGATGTTATGGTCGGTGCTGATGCTGATATACCTGATATTATACCTACTACTAAATTTGATGCTTTATTATATGTAACATACTTATCAATATCTACAGATGATGACCAATACACATTAGTTAGAGTCGGCGTTACAAATACAGATGCGGTAGGCGAACCAGTGACTGCTAATATGGCATGTGATAATTCATCCGATGATTTATTGTTTTCAAATTCATGTTGTATATTGTTAATATTTAACGTTTTTTCACCAGGCGTTGTTTGTATAGGTATAAACGATGATGTATAAGCAACGCTCGAAGAACCATGTGTATTATACATTTGTTGTGATAAAATTGATGCGATATCGGCAGAACCAGTATGTAATCGTACTGTATGTGATCCACCATATCCAGCAATTGTGAATATACTTGCGGTATGATGAGGTCCAAATGGTTCTGCGATATCTGCTAATAATCGTACACTTGTTAATTGTTGTTTTGCAGTTGTATTTGGATATCCGGTATTTGCTGTATGATCTGTTTCTGTTACAGTATTACCATGCAGTATTGTAGTGGCACGCGATACCGTTCCTACACGTGATCCAGAAAATGTTTCTGCTTCTATGCGAATATTTGTTATTTCGGTAGGCGGTGTATTAGAAATCTGTATGGTACAATCGTTGGGGGCACCAAATTCAATACCATCAGAATCCATATATATACCAGTAACATCACTTCCAGTTCGGTTGGTAGCGATGGCGAATCCGTAAGTTCCTTCCGCAAATGTGAATCCATCTGTATATGATCCTACATATGTGGTTACATGTTCACCGGTTGTTGTGTTTAGAACACGCTCAGAACGACTTGCCGTTTCTAGACTTGCGGTATGAAATTTGTAAGCGCGTGATTTGTTTTCTGGACCAGTGTTATTACTCATTGTCACTTCGGTCGTGAAATGACGGAATCCTAATGGCTCTGTTATTGTAACGGTTGGTTGTAAACGTATTGCAGCGCTTCCGGACCAGATATCACCTATGGTATTGGCATCAGAAGCTGATAAGGTGCGATTGAATCCGTATAATATGTTTTCTTGTCTAAAGCTGGTATTAACACTCGAACTGTAAAATGTTTCTGTTTCAAAAGTAGTTGCTACTTGGATTGGTTTAGATGCTGATACCACCATGTATAAATTATCTGGCGATGCCTTTGTTACACCGCTATCATCTTTAGGATTATGAAGTACATTGTTAACTGTGTCAATTTCAATTGCCCAATAACCGTCAGATAAAACTCTTGACGGCGATAATGATTCACCATACCATGATGATGTATATGATGATATCAAATGTTTAGTATTAGTATCATATGCAACATTAGAAGATGCAGTTTGAGTTGAACTAGTACTAAATATTATATATTCACCTAATCCGTCACCGGTGGCAACAGTTACACTTGGTTGTTTATTATATGCGATCATTGAACCAGTATGATGTGGTCCTAATGGTTCTTCAATTTTAGCAAGTATTCGGAATCGTGTTACTGATTTTTCTGCGAACACAGAATTTAATCCTTCAAATGATGCAGAGTTTGCAAATGATACAGTTTCACCGTATAATATACTACGAGTTACAGCGCTATGATTTGCCTGAATTGAATTTTGTATACCTATACCAGAATGACCCACTGTTTCAGTTTCTATCTGCATTTTATGTATAATGGTATTCACAGTATCATAAACTGTTATATTAACGTCGTTCACATCGCCAATTGTAAACGAATTTTCATTTTCTGGTTCATGTGATATTGTACCGGATGTATATGTCCATACAGTGCTGGTAGCTGGCTCGCCTTCCAATGAAGCATATAAACTTTTTCCAAGCCATGATGATGTGTAATGTGATACTAACCTATTTGATGAGTCATATGCGATATCAGACGATGCAGTGGTGTTAACAGATGCTGAACTAAAATGTATTGATTCGGATAATACTGTTCCTAGGCCGGCAGCTTCATCTCCTATAACATGAATATTATCTACGGCAACATCGCTAGTATAACTAGTACCAGATAAAGAACTTATGTAAAGATAGAAATTACCAGTATTTCTGAGAGAACTAATATCACATTCTAATCTATAATACTGTCCAGTAAAACGAGTATTAGCATCATAATTAGAACTAGCTAGACCAGAATGTGTATTTCCAGTTATTGGACCATCTACCATATCACTACCATTAAAATATTTATAGTCAAGTTCTGTAATACCAGAATCAGAGTCGGCAGACGTTCCATGATAAATTTTTAAAGGCTCAGCAGATGTAGTAGATCCATGTACCACAAAGTAAAGCACTAATTTTTCATTGGTAGTGTTTTGGTCTAAATTTAATTGCGGAGTTCTCAAAGTAAAAACTTTATTGGTATGATTACTAGCTTCGGTATGTGCATATCTTTGATTTGCAGTCGAAGATTCTGCATTAGAACTTGTAGCATTTGGTGAAAGACCTCGGGCTGGGCCGGTGTTACTACTGGCACCATTATAATCTACTTTCCATACAGCGCCGGCGTCACCTACATTTCTGAATTGACCTGGCCCCGTTGTACTAATATTACCGGCCGAAAAATCTTCAAAACTTTCTACATCTAAATAATGATAAGTACCTGACTCACCGGTGGTAACCCCTGGAGATGTCCATGTTTTATCAAATCGGGAAGCAGTATGTAACGGACCTACTGGTTCAGTTATAGTTGCTAATATTCTGAACCGAGTAACTGATTGTGATGCATATGTGTCTGCATTCGTGTGTCCTGCAAATGAAGCAGATCCGGTACATGTATAGTATTGGTCTCCATATAATACTTTTCTAGTTGTATTTGTTGATGGTTCTCCAGAATATCCATGCGTTTCAGTTTCATACCGTACATTTGTGATTTCTGTAGGTGCTGTATTACGAACTGTCATAGTTGTAGCACTTGAATTTGCATTTGTAGGATTTGTTTCTCCTACAGGAACATGTGCTACAAAATTATTTTGTATAGTCCATGTAGTTTCAGAGTTGCCAGATTCCAATGATTTGGTAACCCATGATGAAGTATATTCTGTAATAAATTCTCCTAATGTGTTAAAAGATGAATTTTTTACGACCATATCTATGGATTGCGTACCAAAAATCATATTTTGAGATTTTTGAGTTCCACCAGTAAACAATAATTGAGATATAGATGCAGTATGCACTAATGGACCAACCGGTTCTGTTATAGTTACTTTTGTACGGAATCTGGACACCGATTGAGATGCATATGATCCGGAATTAGGATGATTTGCATAACTTGAAGAATTGATATCAGTTGCCTGATTATTACCATATAGCACAGTACGTACTGTATTTTGTATTGGTTCTCCAGAATATCCAAATGTTTCTGTTTCAGTTTTATAATTTTCATATTTTGGTGCTGCCGTTGCATATACATTTAATGATGATGTTCTAGATGCAGATGCAAAAGATATTGCACTATTATCTATAGGACTATGTATTATTTGTGATGGTCTGTATTGCCATCGTGCAATGTCATCCACATTTGATGATGATAATTGTACACCAAAATATGATGATGTATATGTAGATACTTTTCTTGTTAAATTATCAAAATATGATTGAGATGACACAATTGCTTCATTATACGTATCTAAACTGAATACAGTGTTATGATAAATTATCGAGTCAATGAAATTTAGTCTGTAAAATTCTATATCGTTTATAAAAATATCAGATGTATTGTGAAATAAAATTTTAAAATAACGATAAGATCGATTCGGTGTAATTGTATTTCCAATAATATTTTGAATTTCTTCATAAAAGATATTGTCAAAACTAGCTTGTATTTCTATAGGCGATACATTTGCAGGATCAGACAAATCAAATTCAACTCGGGCTATCATTTGTGGTTCAGCAAATACAATTTGCATTTCATGTGAAGCAACATTTGTTTCATAACTTTGCCCGTTAATAAATGCATTTTCTGGCGATCCGGCGTTGATTGAATTTACATTAATAATAGATACTTCTGGAGTTGACATATTTTCAATTTTTACAGGTTCGCCTAACGATTTTGGTGTAAATTCTTGTCGTATAATTGATCCTGTATGATATGGCCCCATCGGTTCAATTATAGTTGCAAATATTCTGAACCGAGTAACTGATTGAGATGCATATAATGATGCTTTTGCACTTCCAGACCAATATAAACTTTCTGTAGTTGCTAGTGTATGATGAGGTACACCATACAATACTTTTCGCGAACCAGAGGTAGTACTTATATTAGAATATCCATGTGTTTCTGTTTCTAATGCCACATTAGTAAATTGAGTTGGTTGAGTATCATAAACAATGATTGTACTGGATTGGCCTGATGCTGTTGTGAATCCAGTTTCTCCCGTAGGTGTATGTAAAATACTTCCTGATGTATATGTCCAAGCTTGGCCATTTACATTATCATCTTTTACATATATAGAAGAAGATAATCCAACTCCTTTCCATTCAGATGTATAATCTACTACTAATCTATTTGACGAGTCATATGCAATTGCAGATGAAGCAGTATCTGTTGATGCGGTACTAAAATGTATCACATCAGTCATAATTGGCACAGAACCGGTTTGCCAAACTCTTTCAAATCGAGAAGCAGTATGCAAAGTACCTACTGGCTCTGTTATTTTTGCACGAACTCTAAATCTAGTAACTGAATGAGATGCGTATAATGATGCTGATGTATGTGATGCCCAATCTTCTCCAGATTCATTAGACCCAGTACCAGTATTAGTTACTTGTTTATCACCGTATAATATTCTACGAATTGTACTTGTCGATGGTATATCCGAATATCCAAATGTTTCTGTTTCATATTTTATATCTGATATTTGAGTTGGTGCTGTATCATGTACAATTATAGATCCATTCGTTTCATCTTCTTGTATTAACCCATTTTCACCGGAAGTAAGTTCGATAAACTTACCAGTTAAATTATGAGTTTTTTGATCGCCGGCGATAGTATCAAATTCACGTCCAATAAATGAAGATGTATAAAATGTGACCAACTTATTATCTATGTAAAGAGAAGATGAAGTACCACCATTTTCAATCGATCCGGTCTGTATCTCAAAGTTTGTAGTCGTAGTTCCATAAGTAAACTCAGCACGTAATTTATTTACGGCCGGGCCAATTGGTTCTGTTACTCGTGCTCTAAATCTAACTCTTGATACTGATTGCGATGCATATGATCCGGAATTAGGATGATTTGCATAACTTGAAGAATTAATATCAGTTGTTTTATCATTTCCATATAATACTGTACGTGTACTATTTGATGTTTCTATATTAGAATATCCATGAGTTTCAGTTTCCCAAAATATTTTTTCAATTTTTACTTGTGCAGTATCATTAACTATTAATTGAGTTGATTCGCCCGATGCCGTTATAAATCCTGGTTCACCGGTAGGTGTATGTAAAATACTTCCTGATGTATATGTCCATGTTTTTGGAGCGCCTTCATTTGATGATAATTGCTGGCCAATCCAAGATGATGTGTAATTTACTATTAATCTTTTAGTAGAATCATAATGCAAACTTTGTGTTAATAAATCATTAGATGCAGTTTGAAAATGTATTACCGAATTAATTATTTCTGAATTATCTGACCATACTTGATCAAATCTTGACGCTGTATGTAATGGTCCTGCCGGTTCAGTTATTCTTGCGCGAACTCTAAATCTAGTAACTGAATGAGATACGTAAAGCGATGCCGAATCATGGCCATCAAATGATGACGAGTCAATATTAGTTACATGCGGATCACCATATAATACAGTACGCATCGCATTTGTACTACCAGTATAAGAATGACCAAACGTTTCAGTTTCATAAATAATATTATCAATTGTTGTGTTATCAGTATTTCGAACTGTCACAAATGTCGCAGTAAATGAACTCGAATCTGCAGAATTTTCACCTGGCGGATTATGTGTTACAGAACCAGTTGATATAGACCAAGGCATTTCTCCTTTTGCATCTGATGTAGTAGTTAATGATTCTCCAATCCATGACGATGTATATTCTGTTACAAATTCTCCTAATGTAGTCCAATATGAATGTGATGATTCAAATCCAATTGATTCTGTACTAAATATAATCGTATCTGTTTTACCACCTTGTACTACATTTGACATTGCAAAAGTTTTTTCAACAATAGATGCTATATGTTGTAATGGTCCTACCGGTTCAGTTATTCTAGCAAGCATACGGAATCGTGATACCGATTGAGATGCATATGTATCTGCATTTACATGTCCTGCAAATGAAGATGAATCAATAATTGTTTGTGCGTTAACACCATATAATACATCACGTATTGCGTTTTGACTTGGTTCTTTAGAATAACCATGAGTTTCTGTTTCAGTTTTAAAGTTTGAAAATACAGTTGGTTGAGTATCATATACAGTAATAGTAGTTGAATTTCCTGATGCGGTTGTGAATCCATTTTCATTTGTTGGTTCATGTAATATAGAACCAGATGTATATTTCCATTGCTCGCCAGTAACAAAATTATTTGATGTCAATTCTTTACCAATCCAAGATGAAGTATAATGTGCAACTAAACGGTTTGAAGAATCATATGCAATTGCAGATGATGCCGTATCAGTAGATGCAGAATTAAAATGTATTACATCCGTTATTTGTGATTCATTTAGTGCAGTCCATACTTTTTCAAATCGAGAAGCAGTATGTAGAGGACCTACCGGTTCAGTAATAGTTGCTAATACACGGAATTGAGTCACAGATTGTGATGCATATAATGATGCACTTGCATGAGTTGCATATGACGATGAATCTTTATTTGTATGATGTGCAACTCCATACAATACTTTTCTAGTTGTATTTGTAGATGGCTCTCCAGAATATCCATGCGTTTCAGTTTCATACCGTACATTTGTTATCTCAGTTGGTACAGTATCACGTATTATCATTGTTGCAGGTGTAGGCATTCCTTTATCAATTCCATTTTCTTCGCCAGCAAATGTAGATGTAGGAATTGTAGAATCGTCAATAAATACAGCTGTCACTGTTTTGTCTACTCCTGGAGAGTCTAATGAAATTGATTCTCCATGCCAAGATTCTGTATAATGAGCCACTAATCTTTTTTGTGAATCGTACGCATAATAAATGCTTTCAAAATCGTCTGAACTAGTATGTGCAGTTAAAGTTCGGTTAGTATTAAATACTCCAATAAATTGCACTGAACCTACTCTAGGACCTACTGGTTCTGTTATACGAGTTCGCATTCGTATTCGTGACACTGACTGAGATGCATATGCAGACTTTCTTGGATGTCCTTCTAAAGAAGATGAATTTGCTAATGTTGTACGATTACTTCCATATAACACAGTACGCACAGTATTAGTAACTCCAGAGTCAATTGCATTTGACGCGCTATGGCCATATTCTTCAAATTCTTGTATACGATTACTTATTTGTACTTGAGCTGTATCATTTACTTTTAATTGAGTTGATTGTCCAGATGAAGTTGTAAATCCACTTAAGTCAATTGGATTATGTGTTATACTTCCTGACGTGTATGTCCATGTTTTTGAAGCGTTAATACTTGATGATAATTGACGACCAATCCAAGATGATGTGTAATGTGCCAATAAACGATTAGCCGAATCATATGCAATTGCAGATGATGCTGTATCAGTTGAACCGGTACTAAAATGTATTACTGAATTAAATGGAGTTTCTCCAGGCGCAGTCCAAACTTTTTCAAATTGCGATGCTATATGATACGGTCCAAATGGCTCTTTAATACTTGCCAATACTCGGAATCGTGATACTGAATGAGATGCATATACTGATGCCGATGTATGGCTAGCAAAAGATTCAGAATTTACTAATGTATGCCTAGGTACTCCATACAATACTGTTCTTAATGCATCATAACTTGGTTCTTCAGAATATCCTGATGTTTCAGTCTGATATCGAATATTTGTTATTTCTGTTGCCGGTGTAGCATTTACAAGAACAGATGCATATATACCGGTATCTGTATTACGGCCAGTATTAGTATCAGAATTAAATGTTGAACTAAAATTATATGTACCAGGTATTAAATTAAAATCGATCCAAGAAGATGTATAATTACCAACTAATCTATCCTGATCATCGTATACAATTGCCGATGATGCCGTTTCTGTGGATCCGGTATAAAATGCAAACGTACGTGTATGTATTCCGCCTTGCAAATCAGAACAATGTAATGTTGAATTCATTTCTGCATGATGAGGTCCAAAAGGTTCTGTTATAGTTGCCAATAAACGTACTCTCACAACTGATTCGCTTATATATTCTGCAGTCTTTTCATATCCTTCTAAACTAGATGTTTCTGCAATTCGTAATGATGATGTATATCCGTACAATACGCTTGCAGTTCTTTCAAATGCTCCAACGCCGGTCAAAAATGATCCAGATTCAACTTCTACACGCACATTTGATATTTCAATATTTGGTACTGGCGTTACTGTTAATGTAGTTGTAGGTCCTTGAGGTGCATCAGAAATATGATCATAAGTTCCATGTCGTAAATTATTTCTGGTATCACCTGAAAAGTTTTTTATTTCTGATGTACCAACTGTATATTGTATTGGCGAAAATCCTAAACTTTCTGTCACATTAGTAAAGTCAAAATTTGCTCCAAATGCTGATGCAGTTGCACGAAATAAACCGGTAGCTGTACTTCCGCTAAATCTAAAAGTTTTATAATGTAATGCATTATTAGTATCACCGGTATCATTTAATTTTATTTCTGTAAAATGTGTTCCATCTGGTTCATAATCCGTAGGCTCTGTTATATCAGCCATTACAGATACACGTACTAATGATGCGGTATAACGAGGATGTAATCCATCCTTACTAGTACGAGTAGCAGTATCATCATACAGTATTGGGGTAGAAAATGTATCTGTTCCAATACCGGTAAATGATCCAGACTCTATATGCGCTCTTATGTTACTAATACTTGCAGTATTTGGTGGCACAATTGACATGCTATATTCTAAAGATGAAGAATGATCTACGTACCAGTTATCAAACAATGTTATTGTGAAACGTTCTTCGCGTGGTTGTATTGATTCTGCATGAATAGTATTACCATTTGTGACATCATAATTAGAAATACTCGCAGTAAATGCTAACACAGAATTTGGTATTGGTGATGATAATGGTCCGGCTCCATACACTGCAGTAGGATTAGTTGGATCGACAGATCCTGTAGCAATTAAATTATCCGAATCTGCAATATTCAATTGATGATGTTTCATTGTCAAATCATATGCAGCTGTAGTTGTTGATGGTGTTCCTGGATCAGATGTGGATCGACTCGCAGAAAATACTCTAATATAATCACCTTCTCCTTGATTTGGTTCAAAAGATTCGGTAAAATGTAATATATGTGTTAATGAGTTTTGATCATGTCCAATTTGCACAACACCAAAAGATTGTGACGGTGCAACAATTGTTGGTTCTACATTAACATATCCTTTAATAAATGCAGATGTATACACTGCATGAGTCTCACCAGCACTACCAGTATTTGTAGCGTAAACAATATATCTATGTACACCAGAAGCTAAATCATTTGTAAATGGTTTTACGCCAGCTGTATCAGGCGGAACTGTCCTATCCGATCCTGTATAAAAATTTTGAGGTCCAGATTGAAGAGTATCAAATCCATTTTCAACTAACTTGATAAAGACAAAATGATTAGGATCAAATCCAGCTGATGATGTTGTTTCAATTCGAAAATAATCAGCTGGTGCTACTAAACTGCCGGCATCTAATTCTGTTACATGATCGACAGATGATGGCGATGATGCAGATATTCCAGATCCAGATCCAGCAAAGAATACAGCGCCGGCTAATCCTGTAAGTCCAGAACCATCTCCTATAAATTTTGTCGCAGTTACATTACCGGTAACTTGAATACCGCTCTGGAATGTAGCAGGAGAGCTTCCTGATTGTATCCATACACTACTTGTAAATTTATGAGTTCCAGCCATTTATATTAAATCCGGATTAATTATAACTGTTGCACCTGCAGTAACTGTCTCTTTTGATGCAGTACTCATTGCTAATAATAAATATTCATGCACCCCAGTACCTAGGTTTTGTAACAATGTTTTAGGAGATTCTAAACCGTTTTTAGTTCCTGCATAATCTGATTGTTCTACCCATCCATTTGATTCCAATTTTAAAAATGTAAAATGGTTAAATGTGCCATTAGAAGCAGATGTGGATAATAAAATTGTTTGGTTGCCTCCGGTACCGGTAATCCAATTTCCATACGTTGGTGGATTACTCAATGATTCAGATCCAAAGAATAAATTTGTAGTTGATACTCCAAAATTTAAATTAGTAAGTAATGCACCATTACCTATAAATTTACCAGTAACAACTCCAGATGATGATACTCCGGATTGAAATGTTGCCGGTGTAGATCCAGAATGAGAAAAAGATCCAGAAAATTTATGTATACCAGCCATTACATTTTCCTTATCATTGCCTTGATAGATCCTCCAGATAAATTTGTTTCTAATGATTGTGCAATTATTTTTCCAAATAATTGCTGTTCATATATTTTATCTGGCGGAATGGCCATACCATATCCTATTCGATTACTAGTAATAATATAATCGCCTTCATAAACAGCGCCATCTACTAAAACAGGTTCTGCTCCCATTACTACTGGATAATCAGAACCGGTGCTTGCTACACCCATAACCAATGCATCTCCTTTGGTATCACATGGTACCATTTGACCGGCTTTTGAGACCAGTACAGTACCAGTTTGTAGTTGGCTTATACCAGTAGTTTCTAAATTAATCTCATGTATACCACCAAAGAACGTATTGGTTGCAAAGACCGCATTCCATTTTTTTGTTGACGTGCCTAATGTATATTCATCATCATTGCCTGGTATAACATCTGCAAATAATGTAACATCTTGAGTTACTGTACTACCAGATACAGTTAAAGATCCGGTAATAACTGCATTTCCTTCGAAAGGAAATCCTGCACCAGTCCCGCTTCCACCACCGCCGCCATAACTACCAGTATGATATATTCTTCCGGTACCAGCATCATACATTAACGTTTTTAAATCAGTACTAGAATTTAAAGATGCACTAAAATATAATGGGCCACTTCCACTTATAATATTAGACACTATCAAATCACCTTTTATACGACCTTGATCGGCGTTAATAGTACCAGACGCTGATATATTTGAAGCTGTTATTTGACCAAATATACGATTAGCAGTCGTTGATTCTAATGATACTATTCGCGTACTGAGCGATGTCGAAACTTCTGTAAATGAACCTGATATTCCGTTTTTAGTTAAACTTCTTATAACTGATGCATTAGATCCTAATGATTGAGATATAGATGTTCTGGTTAAACTTCTTATAACTGATGCATTAGATCCTAATGATTGAGATATAGCTGTGCTAGTAAAAGGTAAAAGATCTACTCCATTTAATTGTATACCACTACCAGATATAAATACAGATCCAGTAAATTGATGATTATCATCAGATGTGTTACCTATACGAGATGATCCGCTAGCAAATATAACAGATGATGTTACAAATTCAGTATGGAATTCTTCTGCTGTTATTTTACCAGTAACAGTTAAATTGCCTACTAACGTATCAGTTGTATTTAATAGATATGAACTAGTAGCAGATATTAATGATGTTATATTAGTTTTATTAGTTGTTATTCGAGACTGTAACGAATGACTAACTGCATTAAATGCTCCAGATATTTCTGTGGCAATTTGAGCAGAGCCTGATACCAATGTATTATTTAACTCAGATTCAGCAGATGATAATCTGCTTTGTAATGAATGACTAACTGTATTAAATGCACCTGATATTTCAGATGCAATTTGAACAGAGCCTGATATTATATTTGCTGAATGTATTACAGTTGTAACGGCTGCATCTGTATATCCTACCTTTGCTTCGTTTACAACAATTCTACTTTGTAATGAATGACTGGCATCTGTAAATGCTCCGGAGATTTCAGATGCAATTTGAACAGATCCTGATACGGTACCGGTATGTATATGTTCTTCTGTTGATTCTAATGTTACTAACCGTGCCGATATTGATGATGATGCATTATAAAATGCTCCAGATATTTCAGATGCAATTTGAGCAGAGCCTGATACCAATGTATTATTTAACTCAGATTCAGCAGATGATAATCTGCTTTGTAATGAATGACTGGCATCGGCAAATGCTCCGGAAATAGCAGATTTATATGCAAAAGATCCAGTTTCATTAGATGTAATTATTTTTATTTTATTACCAGAACCGTCAGCAAATTCACCAGACTCGTGTTGAACTAGCCGTTGAAATGTATCTCTTATTCTTTGGCCAGATAAGTTATCGAGAGCCATCTACATAACCTTTATTTTTTATATAAACCTTTGAGAACTCCTTTAATAACTTCTCGTTGTTTAGTCTCTGTCAAAGGTTTATATTTTCTATACGTTGCAACTATTTTATTTAATCGATCTTTCTTAACATTTAAATTATTAATATTAATATTTTCACGTACTAATAATTTTAAAATATTTTTAACATGATCAACTTCTTGGTCTGTAATCTGTTGTTTAATATTTGATATTTGTACTTTATCTTCTTTTATAATAGTCGGCGTTTTTTGTGTACGTACTTCAACTGTCACTTGTTTGCTAGCCTGAATATCAAAATCTGATTGCCATGGCGTAAAATATGTATCTTCTGCAATAACTTCTAAACGTATATTACCTTTTGTACTTTCATCTATAAGTCCTTTAAGTTTACGTATAGGAATTTCACATTTACCATCTTTGGAAATTTTTCCATTAAACATTAAACTATAATCAGATGTTTCAACAACTAATCGTGCAGTTGATCTAGATAAACTTGCGCCTTCTATTTTTATATCACATTCAAATAGTTCTGGTTTATCAGTATATAATTTATACATGTATATTCTCCACTGTTAAATCTATTCCTAATACTTCTTTTGCTACTAATTTTACATCTTCCGCCGTTATTTCAATATCATCACGAATTGATTTTTGACCAGAATATGTTTCAATTCCTTTAACTTTACAAATTAAACGTATATATCTACGTTTCTTTTCCGGTTCAATTTTATCATACCATTGGATATCATCGCCATCGGAAAAATGGTCCATCATATCATTTGCGTCCCACCAATTCTCCCATGTATATGGTTGGTTATCCCATTCTGCTAGGCCAACGTTTTTCCATCGCATTGGCCCACCAATATCTTTAGGATATATAGAACTGTTGATACTCATTTTATATAAATATACTCATTAATGATAACCGTTCAATAATTCTAATAAATCATCAATTGCTCCATGTCTATGTGAATCTTCTAGTACAGTTTTAAATACATATTTTGAATTAGTTAATTTTGACATATCATGATAAGCTGAATAATTTTTATCTTTTAAATCAATCTGATATGAATCGCCGCAAAAAATCATTTTAGAATCTTTACCTAATCTACCAATTGCCATGGCTAATTGAGACCGAGTTAAATTTTGAAATTCATCTACAATAACTACCGCATTATCAAATGTACGTCCACGGAAATGTGCTAACGAACATAATTCAATTGATTCATTTTTTTCCATAGATTCTAATTTATCTGGTTTATTATACACTTTTCGCATATTAGACCGAATAGGTACTAGCCATGGTTCCATTTTTTCTTTTTCTGATCCTGGTAAGAAACCGTTATCTTCTGTTGCAATTGTTGGCCGAGTAATTACTATTTTATTATACTGGCGTTTAAAAAATTGATCTAAAGCTACTTGTACTGCTAATAATGTTTTTCCGGAACCTGCTTTACCGACAATAAAATTGAACGGATGTTCTAAAATTTGTGTTTTAGCTTTTTTCTGTTCTTCTGATAATGATAATGAAAACCGAACTGCACCTTTTGGTGGAGTTTTTTCTGTATTTGATTTTGCCATCTCGTGACCCCTTTAGTTAACTATTTTATATAAATATGTAACAGTGAAAGAGCCGGCTATAAACCGACTCCCACAACAACACACTAACAACCCATTACTTGTTCCGCTACCATTTGTCTCCAATTTGGAAATCCCATTTGACGAATTCTAATTGCTTTAATTAATGACCGGAAATTTAATTCAACATTATCAAATTTCTTAAATGCTGATTTCAAAGCACTTAAAGCATCTTTTTTAATTTTCATATCTTTAATTTCTGGCTCAATTGCTGGAAGTAATTCTGCCATTCTTTTTATCATTTGTTCCGGAGTTAATGTAATATCTAAAACAAATGCACGACTACGAATTGCACTATCCACTTTATTAATTGGTAAATTAGATATAAAAATTATCTTACCAGTAAATTCAAAAGATCTAGGAAGCATTTCACCATCCGAATCTTTAAGAGGCTTAGCTGACATCCAACTAATAACACGTTTATCGTAACTATCTAAAGCACCTTTCAATAAGTTAACACCATCTTGATCTTTAAAGACTGAATCGCAATCATCAAATATAATTAGTTTATCACTATTTTCAAACAATGTAATAAACATACCCGCTGCAGTACAACGTCCTTTTACATGTACAAAATCAATTCCTTCTTCAAAATCAACATCTGCTAATGTTCTTGTAATATTAAATGTCTTTCCTAATCCTGGCATTCCGGTAACAACTAATGATGGAGAAACTCCGGCTGCTACCATTTTTGTCAAATTATTCATATCATCAAACATTGCCGATGGACGTTTCTTTTCTTGGAAAGATTTAAAATTCATTTTCATGTTTTTGGTTTTT